TGAGGCTTTATCTTGCACCGAAACAGTACAAGGTTTATGCCAGACTCTATATCGATGGAGCAGATGAAGAAAAGGTTGCCGCAGAAATGGGGTACAAGACAAATGAAAAGGGCAAGAAGGCGGGATACAAGCAAATCAAGAATTTAAAGAAGCTTTTTAAGCAGATCGCTTTAAAAATTCTACAAAACGAGGACATCATCACTGGTTATGAATCTAGAAATTAAATTTACCCCAGAAGATGGAGAAAAGATTAAAAAGCTTGCGGCTGAATTTCCTGATTTAAATCTAATCACAAGAAAGTTTTTTAACGACGAAGAGTTGGATGGTAGAAGTAAACAGGGCATCGCAATCAGGGCTTTCTTAGCCGCAAACAAAATTAATTACAAGACTTCTAAGTACCAGAAGGTTGGAAGTTTACCGCTAACTGATGAGCAAAAAGATTTTATAGAAGGTCAGGCCAAAATGGGGGTGGCGAGTCTTCAGATAGCGGAGTTGGTTTACCCAGATAAGCAAGTAGTGCAGTTGAGCACTGAGCACAGAACAGTGATGGAGTATTTACGCTCAATTGGGGATGGGTCAATGCCAGAAAATGAAACGGCGCTAGGCGTCAAATATCAAGTTCCGCGCTCAGTAGAGCGCGTTATAAATAAAATCAATGCGGCAACAGGCGAAAATCTGAATAAAGAAAAGATCAGCCGTCACCACAAGTATTGCATAGATAAACTCGCCATAAACTTATCCAATTCCCGCTTCCAAAAGATCATCAATTGCTATACATCCCAAGAGGATAGGAATATTTTTGAGGAGGAGTTTATACGTATGACTTGGGACAAGCCTGATCTCACTGCGGACGAGGTTAATTTGTATATGAATGTTTGCAAAGAAATCATTAACCTCGAAACTACTTCGCGTCACTTGGACAAGCTGAATAAAATGTTTGAAGAGACGCAGGAACAAAATGAAATGAGTATTCGTTTGGCCGAGATTATCAAAGCCAAAAGCGGGGAGTATCACCAATGCGAAGGTCGCGTTGAAAGCTTAATTAAAAAGCTGCAAGGTGATAGAGCAGGCAGAATTAATGCAAAACAAAAGGAAAATGCGTCTGTTTTGTCAATTGTGCAAATGTTTCAAGACGAAGAAGAGCGAGCTAATATGGTGAAGATCGCTGAGATGCAAAGGTCTCTGGTTAAGGATGAAGCGCAAAGACTGGAGAGTATGTCGGAATGGAAAGCTCGTATTCTTGGCATATCATTAGATGATGCAGTGTAAAATATGCGACGTTTCTTTTCCTTCTGAGAGAAGCTTGCACGCTCACTTAAAGAAGCATAAGGCTTCTTTGGGTGAATACTACACTACTTACTATCCCCGCAAAAATCTTTTGACTGGAACCTTGCTTCCGTTTAAAGACAAAGAGTCGTATTTTGAGAAGGACTTTGAAAATAGAGAGCAGCTTTTGAGGTGGTGCGAGATAGAGTCAGCAGAAAATGTCAAAGCGCAGATCAAAAAGATGCTTGCGTACAGGGTCGAAAGTAAAGATTTAAAATACGCACCGTTTCACTTGGAGTTGGAAACTAGTGAGATGCCAACAATTGATTTGTATAAAAAGCATTTTGGCAGTTACTCTAAAGCCTGCGACGAAATTGGGGCAGAGCCAATGTTTAGAAGGAGTTTGCCAAAAAAGTTTTATGAAGACTTTTCTGAAGTTGAAATCTTTGTGGATACAAGAGAGCAACAACCGTTGAGTTTTAAAAACGAGAAGCAAGTTAAGCTAGATTTTGGCGATTACACTGCCAGCGGGGCCAATTATACAAAAACATTTGTGGACCGCAAGTCAGAGTCTGATTTTAAAGGAACTTTAGTGGGAGATAACCTAGACAGGTTCAAGCGCGAGCTTCAGAGAGCGAAGGAGATGGAGTGTTATCTGTTTATTGTCGTGGAATCTACTTTAGAACGTATAAGTAGTAATAATGACTTTACTCCTCATAAGGCGAATCTTAAATTTATTTACCATAATATGAGATTGCTGCAACACGAATTTGCGGGGTATTGTCAATTTATATTCTCGGGCAATAGAAAGAACAGCGAGGTTCTTATTCCAAAGCTTTTGGCTATTGGCAGTCCTCTTTGGGATGTGGATGTTCAATATTTTTTAGATAAGGATTCTTTATGGCTTGGATCGAAGGAAACCAAAAAAGAAAAAGCACCTTCAGCAAGGTAAACGAAGAGATCCTTAAACACAAGGGATTTCTGGAAGAGCGGGACGCTAAAATCCTGCTCTATAAATTTTTGCGTAGTAATATATCGTTTTCTTCTGAAATGATATGCGGTGTTAAGCTTTTCCCGTTCCAGCATCTCGCAATCAAGACGATGTTTGAGACCGACTACTCGATGATGGTTTGGAGCCGTGGTCTTTCCAAGAGTTTTACTTGTGCAGTTTTTGCATCCTTGGACGCCATCTTGAATCAGGGCGTTCATATTGGCATTGTCAGCAAAACATTTCGTCAGGCAAAAATGATTTTCCGTAAGATTGAAGAGATCTCTGAAAAGCCAAATGCAGCATTTTTAAAACAGTGCATCACAAAGGTCTCTAAAAGCTCGGACGAGTGGACGATGGAAATAGGGCGTAGTAAAATTACTTGTCTGCCGCTTGGTGATGGCGAAAAGCTTCGTGGCTTCCGCTTTCATAGAATGATGATCGACGAGTTCTTGTTGATGCCAGAAAGAATCTTCAACGAAGTTATTATTCCGTTCCTTTCTGTTGTGCAAAATCCAACTGAAAGAAAACAGGTATACGATTTGGAAACTGAGTTAATTAAACGCGGCGATATGAAAGAGGAGGATCGCTTTCGTTGGCCTAATAATAAAATTATTGTGCTTTCGTCAGCCTCTTATCAGTTTGAGTATATGTACAAGCTTTACAAGCAGTACGAGTCACTGATCAATTACCCAGAAAAAGACGGTAAGGGTGGATCGACAAGAGCCATTTTGCATTTTTCTTATGATGTTGCTCCGCAGGGTTTGTATGACGAGAGTCTTTTGACGCAGGCAAAATCTACGATGTCTGAATCACAGTTTATGAGAGAGTTCGGCTCTAGATTTATGGATGATTCTTCTGGTTACTTTAAACTCAGCAAGATGCACGAATGCACCATAAAAGCTGGCGAAGGTCAAAGCATAGAGGTGGCTGGAGAAAAAACCGCTGAATACATTCTTAGTTTTGACCCTTCTTGGGCAGAAAATGAGTCTTCTGACGATTTTGCGATGAATGTCATAAAGTTGGATAAAGCAAATAAGAGGGGCGTTCTTGTTCATAACTACGCAGTTTCTGGCGCAAATCTGAAAAAGCATATCGAATATCTCCATTATTTAATGACCAGCTTTAATATCGTAGCGATGTGCGGCGACTACAATGGCGGTGTCCAATTCATTAATGCTGCAAATGAAAGTGAGTTATTCAAAAACGCAAAAATCGAAGTAAAGATGTTTGAGGCAGATTTTGATTCCCCAGAGAGCTATCAAACAGAACTCAGGAAGGCAAGATCAGCGTATAGCTTAGAACAGAGGCGTATTTGTTATTTACGAGTTCCGACTAGCACTTGGATAAGATATGGTAACGAACTATTACAGTCTAACTTTGATCATAGAAAAATTTTATTCGCTGCTGAAGCGGTCAATGATGATTTTACTACTCAAAAGGGTAAAACAATTCCTATCAAGAACTTAAAGTTTGTAAGAGATCAAGAAGATACTCAAAGCATCGAGGCAAAGATGGTAGATTTTGTAGACCATCAAGCAGACATGATCGAATTGGTGAAAGCTCAATGTTCGTTAATTATTCCGACAACAACTGCAAACGGCCATCAAAGCTTTGACTTGCCGCCAGAACTAAAGCGTCAAAGTGGCGCAGAGAAAACGAGAAAAGACTCTTATTCCTGTCTTGTCTTGGGCAACTGGATGACAAAAGTCTACTTTGATATGATGGAATGTCAGATGCAATCAGTATCTTCTACTTTTACGCCGTTTTTCGCTCGATAAATAAAAGCAAAACAAAGTACTTTTGGACTTTTGCGTGTAACTTTTAATATAAAGAACTACCAAAATGGCCCGCTCTTATATCAAAAAATCTGAATATTGGAATAGGAACAAAAAGCCAGAGGTTCTGGCCCAGCCTCCTGTAGAGCCAAAGTTAGTAGGCGGCTCTTACTTTAACGAGGTCTCTCAGGCTTCCAGAACAGTTTCTAATTCCTCTTCCACTAAGAGCAGAATGCCTGCGAATGGTACAGATTCTAACATTCGCAGATATGCGCTGTTAAGCCAAGGCTTGCTTCCTTTTGATTTTTCTAAAGACGGCGTAGATGTAAGAGACGCTATTCTTCTTTGTCAAAAAGCTTACGCAAATGTCGCAATTGTCAGAAACACAATCGATATTGCGACCGAGTTTGCTAATACAGACATCTATTTAGAGGGTGGCACCGAAAGAAGCAGAGAATTTTTCAGCAAATGGTTTAAGAAGATCAAGCTGTGGAAGATGAAAGATCAGTACTTCCGCGAGTATTATCGCAGCGGAAATATTTTCTATTACCGTATAGACGGCAAGTTTAACGCTGAAGATTTTAAACTTCTTTCTGGCCTTAGTGAGAACGGTATCGTTAACAATCGTGTTCCCCTTCGCTATATCTTGATCAATCCTTATGAAATCGTTGCGAAGATTTCCAGTTCGTTTGCAGAGGCTGTTTACGAGAAGGTGCTTTCCGAGTATGAACTTGAGAGACTGAAGAATCCAAAAGATGATGCCGATGTAGAACTTCTTAAAGGTTTTCCTCCAGAGGTTCAAGAGCAGATCAAGAGTAAGCAATACTTTAGAGACGGTCTAAAGATGAAGCTCGATCCCCAATATTTGCTCTATTCATTTTACAAGAAGCAGGATTACGAGCCATTCGCAATTCCTTTCGCTTATCCTGTTTTAGAGGATGTAAACGCCAAGATTGAACTCAAGCACATTGATCAGGCTATCTCGCGCACAGTCGAGAACGTTATTCTTTTGATTACAATGGGCGCAGAGCCGGACAAGGGCGGTGTTAATCCCGCCAATATGACCGCAATGCAAAACCTTTTTATGAACGAAAGCGTTGGTCGCGTTTTAGTTTCTGACTACACCACCAAGGCAGACTTCGTAATTCCCGACCTAAAGAAAGTCGTTGGCGAAGAAAAGTATAAGATCTTAAATCAAGATATTAAAGAAGGTTTGATGAATGTATTGCTTGGAGAGGAAAAGTATAACGGGCAAAACGCAAAGATTAGTTTCTTTATGGAGCGTTTGAAAGAGGCTAGAAACTCTTTCCTTAACGACATTATCCAGCCAGAGATTATCCGTATCTCGAAAGATCTTGGGTTCAGAGCTTATCCTACAGCCAAATTCACCGAGATTGATTTGAAGGACGAGACCCAGTACATGAGAACGATCTCTCGTTTGATGGAGCTTTCTATTCTTACTCCAGAGCAAGGTATCGAGGCTATTCAAACTGGCAAACTCCCAGACGCGCGCGCGCTCGCGCCCGCGCAGGAGCAGTACATCTCTGAGAGAGAAAAGGGTTATTATAACCCAATTGTTGGCGGTGTTCCTGTAGTACCACCCGCTGTTCCCTCTGCTCCAACCGGAGCCCCAACCAATAGCACTTCTGGTAGACCTCTTGGCACTCCTAACCAAGCTTCGCGCAAAGATATTCAGGCTGTTGTTTATGAAGTCGATGCTTTTATGAAAGCTTCCGAAGACTTTGTTGCTGACAAGTTTAAAGTCAAGAAGCTTTCAAAGCAGCAGAAGCAGAATGTTGTAGAGTTATGCAAGAAGGTCGTGGTATCATCTGACAGGGAGAATTGGGTATCTACTTTGCAAAAATGTATGGCTAATCTTGATGAAATTGAGAAGCTGAAGCCGCTGCCACAAGTTTCGCAGACTGCCGATGAATTTTTATTAGAAGAATATTCTGCGGCAATTTTTTATCATTCTGCTGTAAAGTAATATATGTCTTTCAAATACAAAACAAGATTAGACGGCATCTCATTCGCCTGTCATAAACTTGGGGACACAGATTTTCCGCTTATTTCAAAAGCTTCGCTCGACGAATTAAAAAAACTTTCGCCAAATATTGATATAGAAAACAACCCAGATTTGCTGGGCGTTTCATTCAATCTTGCTGTTCCAAATATGATTAACAATAACGGCGATGGCATTTCTGGCGCCACTGCTTCTAAGATTGCAAAAAGATTCCTGCATAAATATCTGAATATTGAGCACAACAAGAAGCGAGTTGTCGGGCACATCACCAATTATTCGTTTAATAATTTTCAGACAAACGAGTTTATGAGCGACGATGACGCCGCTCGCACTCTTGATCCAGTTTATCTTTCTGTCGCAGGCGTCATCTACAGAACTGTAGACAAGTCGTTCACTTCCTTAATGTTGCGCAACTCTGATAAGAATGATAAGTTCAATAATGCAATTTCAGCAAGCTGGGAAATTGGTTTTAGCAGCTATTACTTAGCTATTGGAAGCCAGTCACTCAAAGAAGCAGAGATTGTCACTGATGCAGCGCAAGTTCAAGAACTTTCTCAGTTTTTAAAAGCAAAGGGCGGCAGCGGCAAGATGAAAGATGGCACTCCAATTTATCGTTTGATTGTTGGAGAGATTTATCCTCTTGGCGGCGGTTTTACCACTAATCCGGCGGCACAAGTTAATGGCGTCGTCGCTTTTGATAACGATGCCAGTATTTCTCTAAAAGACTCGGAGGACGAAAAAGAAGACGACAAAGAGGAAGAAAATCAAGATATCGAGACAGAAGAATCTTCTGCGGATTTTCGTGAAGAGGTCGCCGCCTTCTTGACGAATAAAAAATCAAATTCCATTTCAGTGATAAAAAATGTAAAAAATATAAACCATATGGACTTAGAAAAACTTATTTCAGAACTTAAGTCTGCCCTTTTGGAGAAAAAGTTTGGTGAAGAGGCCGTCGCTTCAATGACCAGCCAATTCGTAGAAGCTATCAAGCAAAAGGATGCAGAGTATCGCGAGTCTCTGTCCGCAGAGAAAAACGCTAAAGAGCAAGCTGAGAAGCTTTATAAAGAGACTGTCGCTTCCGTAGAGCAGATGAAGTCAGAGCTTTCCAAGACTCAAGAGGAGCTTAATCAAATTAAGAAAGTTCAAGCCGAAGAGCAAGCTCTCGCTCGTCAGAATGCTCGCGTAGCTGAACTTGATGCCGCTTTCGATCTTTCTGATGATGATCGCAAGCTGGTTATCGGTGAAGTCCAAGCTCTTGACGCTTCCGAAGAGGCTTTCGCTTCTTACAAAGAGAAGTTCAATGCTATTTGGAAGCACAAAAACAAAGAGTTCGTCAAAGCCCAGCAGGCCGAGATCGAAAAGAAGATTTCCGAGCAAGTCGAGGCTCGTCTCAAGGAAGTTAGCAAAGCTTCCACTGTAACCGCAGAGGTTAAAGTCGAAGAGAAGAAGCCCGATGTCGATGCCGCCCTCGAAAGCGCTAAAGCGACAAACACCGCGCCAGATAGCAAGATTTCTGGCGAACCCAGTCTCCGTGAGAAGTTTGCAAAAGCTTTCTCTCGCGAAAATATTAGCGTAAGCTATTCCAAATAATAAAAATTAACTGTAAAGCAAATTAAAGGATAACTATATGGCAAATCGTCTTCTACCGTTCCGTCAATATGACGAACATGATGTGGTAAACATGTACGCCCTTGTTGACGCAGCTGTCAACGAGAACGTAACTGGTGTTGGTACTGGTGATGCTGGTGTCTTCGTTAAAGTTTCCGCTGGTAACTTTGACCTCGACCCAGTCTCTTACGCTACCGACTCTTACCTCGGCAAAACTGACTACCCCTTTATGGGGGCTAACTCCTATCCCAAGGTTAATCTGAAGGTTACTCCTGCCGCCTCTGGCGACCTGACTAACTGCCTTGGTCTTACCCTCCGTCAGACTGCAAAGTTTGATGAGAACGGTGAGAAACTTCTCTATTACCGCCAGAAGGCTGAAGAGCTTATGTGCGTACTGCCCGGCCAAGCCGTTCCAGTCGCTACCCGTGGCATCTTCACCCTCGGCGCAAACGCTATCGACGGCACCCTGACCGTTGGTTCCGGTTTCAAACTTTCCGCTAATGGCGGCAAGATCACCGGCTGTCTGCACAGTGACGGTGGCAAACTCGGTATCGTTCTCGGCACCGGCTCACGCTCACCCCTCACCTCAACTGCAAACCTCAATGACCAGTTCTCTGGCGTCTTCGCCGTAGTTGGTCTGCGCATGTAATAAGAAAGGAACTATCTAAATGAAAATCACCTTAAAGCGCACTCCAGAACAAGTTGAGCTTATCAAAGCAATGGCTAGCCGTAATCGCACCGTTGCTTATGACGCTCAAGTCGCCCTTGCTGAATTTATCGGCCCCGTTCTCGCGGAAGTTGTAAACAATGCTCCCACACTGAGCAATCTGTTCACCACTCTGCCTTTTAACGCTGACGATAATCCCAGCATCCCACTCGACCTCTACTTCGACATCAATGACGAGGACTACATCACTGTATACTCGCAGTCAGTAGCTGGCGGTCTCCCCACCAATCAGGTTCTTCCCACCGTATCGGAGATGAAGATCACCACCTACAGCCTTGACAGCGCACTTTCGTTCGACCGCAAGTACGCCGCCAAGCACCGTATGGATGTTGTCGCCAAGACCTTCACCCGTATGGCTCAGGAAATCCTCCTGAAACAGGAGCGCACCTCTGCTAACCTCGTAATGTCCGTTCTCGCTACCGCTACCACCAATGGTAAAGATCACGTTCAACGTGCCAATGCCGCTGGTCGTTTCCTGCTGGCTGACCTGAACGAACTGCTCACCCTCGGCAAGCGTATCAACACCTCTTGGGCTAAGGGTACTCCTGCTGGTGGCGCCCGTGGTGGCCTGAGCGATCTTCTGGTTTCCCCAGAGATCGTCGAGCAGATCCGCGCTATGGCCTACAACCCCATCAATGTCAAGGGCTCGCCCTCCGTCGCTTCTGCTGGCAACGGCAGCGAGAACGGTATCGCCGCTCCTGATGAGATGCGTATGGCTGTTTACAACAGCGCTGGTATCCCCAGCTTCTATGGCGTATCCATCCTTGAGTTCGGTGAAATGGGTAAAGGTCAGAAGTTCAACACCATCTTCGACACCGCTGCTGGTTCCGACACCTTCGCTAAGGCTGACGGTTCCACTGGCGCTGCCCAGTTCGATGGTGCAACTGAAGAGATCCTCGTTGGTATCGACCGCTCCCGTGAGTCCCTGCTCCGTGTTGTTGCTACTGATCCAGACTCCAGCGCCGAGTTCACCCTCGTTGCTGACGACCAGTACAGCATCCGTCAGAACAAGATCGGCTACTTCGGTTCGATGGAAGAGGGTCGTATCATCCTCGACACCCGCGCCCTCGTAGGCAAGATCGTCTAAGGTTAATGTTTAGCAAAAACCCGCCTCGAAAGGGGCGGGTTTTTTTATTCTCTATAACATAGAAAAGTGTAAAATATAGAGTATTATCTTATATGGAAATCTCTACTGGACAAAGCAAGGCTCCTAAAAAGACAAATCTTATTGACGAAATTAATTCTATACAAGATAAGAACTCGCCCGAATACAGGGATAAAATCAGACAGCTAGAAAAGACTCTCGGAATCACAGAAATTAATATTTTTGGAACAGCTAACCGCAAGATTTTTGAAGAGAATCTAGACGTTATGTCTGATCGTCAAATTCAAGCTCTCGCTAGCAAGCTAAAAATTGATCCTGCTGGAAGCAGGCCAAATTTAAAGCAGCGACTACTTCGTCAATTTGACACTCAAAATGTTGCGAGCAGGGGATATTTTGTACCCCAGCCGCAAGCTAAACAAATTTTCTCTGATGATCAGAGAGAACAATTAAACAAGGTTTTAAATGGCTAACATCCAAGAGATAGCGAGTGGAATTTTTTATTACGAATTCGACGGCGATACTGGTGAGACAAATATCAGTATGATTTCTGGCTGGCTGTCAGCCAACCTTGGCGAGCTTAACAGTCTCATATACACAGATTATAGCGGCGCTTCTAGTGATTTAGGGTTAGAGGAGCAGAACATCCTCAAGCACCTTTATTTGATGCATTATTACAAAAAGAAGTCGCGCAATGCAATCAAAACAATTGGAAGCGCAACGCCGACAAATAATGTTGTTTCAATTCGTGATGAAGATTCTTCTGTTACTTTCTTGAATGGCAACGAAGTTAGCAAACAGTTTGTAATTTTGTCAAAAGATCACGGCGCCGAATTAAATAGGTTAGTTCACGCTTACAATTCTTATCAGAGCAAGCCTGTGCAAGTTGTAGCTAAGAATATGGTCGGTGAAGTTTTAAATAGTTTAGCGACTGGATCTTTAACTTAAATTTAATTAAAATTAAAAATCAAAAGCGCATCTTTTATGGTGCGCTTTTTGTGTAAATTGTATTAAGCGCCATGCCAGCCTCCACCTACAATATTTCAATCGAAAGGAATGTAGATTTCTGTTTAGTGCTAACTTTGAAGAATGATACTGGAACAACCATTGATGTAACTAATGCCACAATTGATGCAGAAATCAAACAAGATTATTACTTTCCAAATCTTCAAACTTTCACGGTCACTAAAATCACCCCGGCTTCAGGCTTAATTAAGCTAACCCTGACTGCGGCACAAACTGCCGCTCTTCACCCTGGTCCTTTAAAGTACGATGTGTTAGTCAAATACGCAGATAATACAATTCAAAAAATATTAAAAGGAACAGTAAACGTAGACACTAACATCTCAACATTATCATAACATGTCTCATACAGTTGTAGAGGTCATCGTTTCCGGTATATGCGGACCAGTCGAAATCGTAGAGACTTCAACTGGCGTTTGCCCTCCAACTGAGATAGTTGAGGTTGATCAGATTATTGGTAATGGTACTAGTGGTATAAATGGAACCAGTGGGACAAACGGTACAAGCGGCACCAGTGGATCAAGTGGCATAAGTGGTAGCAGCGGCTCTTCTGGTACAAGCGGCACCGCCGGAACAAGTGGCTCTTCTGGCACAAGCGGAATCAATGGCACAAGCGGTTCAAGCGGCACAGCGGGGACAAGTGGTTCAAGCGGAATCAATGGAACAAGCGGCACGACTGGAACAAGCGGCAGTAGTGGTACTAGTGGCGTAAATGGGACCAGTGGCACTACAGGAACTAGCGGTTCTTCAGGAACGAATGGAACAAGTGGCAGTAGTGGTAGCAGTGGCGTTAGCGGTACAAGTGGTACAGCTGGAACAAGTGGAACTTCAGGAAGTAGCGGTATTAATGGAACAAGTGGCACTACGGGCACCAGCGGTTCAAGTGGAAGCAGCGGAGTTAGTGGTACTAGTGGTTCTTCAGGAACTAGTGGCACAGCGGGCACCAGCGGTATTAATGGAACCAGTGGCAGCAGTGGCTCTAGCGGAACGAGTGGCACAGATGGCACAAGTGGCATCAATGGCACTAGTGGATCTAGCGGAACCAGTGGAACTTCCGGTTCAAGTGGAACTTCAGGTTCCAGTGGAAGTAGCGGCACAGATGGTACCAGTGGAACAAGTGCTACGAGTGGCGTAAATGGAACCAGCGGCACCGATGGAACAAGTGGTTCTAGCGGTACAAGTGGTTCTAGCGGATCTAGTGGAACCACCGGCACTAGCGGTACAGCAGGTACTAGCGGCGTTAACGGTACTAGCGGTGTAAATGGCACCAGCGGCACTGATGGCACAAGTGGCAGCAGTGGCTCTAGTGGTTCTTCTGGTACCGCAGGCACATCAGGTCAAAACGGTAACTTTGGCGGCGCTTCTTTTAAATATAATTTTAGTTCAGTAACAACTGATATTGATCCAGGAGCGGGTAATTTCGCCTTTAACCAATCGACTCAAGACACATCCACAAGAATTAATCTTGACGATGTGGATCTGAATAACTCCGATATTCAGAATTATCTCAGGACGATTGATGATTCAACATCGACAATCAAAGGTCACGTAAAAGTAAGCAAGCTATTTGATACTGGAACTTTTATTCTGTTTACTATCAGCGCAACAGAAGAGGCTTCTGGATTTTTTAAGATTACTGTTTCTCCTGTAGATAGTTCAAGCGCCAATCCTTTTAGTGATGGTGATGATTGCATTCTTACATTTGCCAGAACTGGTGACAAAGGAGATAATGGATCAAATGGCACAAGTGGCAGCAGCGGCAGCAGTGGCAGCAGCGGTACAAGTGGAGTTAACGGCACTAGTGGCACTGATGGCACTAGCGGAATAAACGGAACTAGCGGCTCAAGTGGTTCAAGTGGAACAACTGGAACTAGTGGCTCTAGCGGTACCGATGGTACTAGCGGCGTTGATGGAACTAGTGGATCTAGTGGTAGTAGCGGTTCTAGTGGCAGCAGCGGCATCAATGGAACTAGCGGCACTACGGGAACAAGCGGTAGCAGTGGCACAGCCGGAACAGATGGAACTAGTGGCTCTAGTGGAACATCTGGCATAAACGGAACAAGTGGATCTAGTGGCGTTAACGGTACTAGTGGATCAAGTGGCATAACTGGAACTAGCGGGACTAATGGAACTAGTGGGAGCAGCGGCAGCAGCGGTGCAGATGGAACTAGTGGCGTTAATGGAGCCAATGGTTCATCTGGCACAAGTGGTGTAAATGGCTCTAATGGCACAAGTGGTGCAGCGGGCACAAGCGGCAGCAGTGGTACTAGTGGTGCTACAGGTTCTTCTGGCGCAAGTGGTAGTAGCGGTACAAGCGGTACAGCCGGAACAAGTGGTAGCAGCGGTACTGATGGTGTCGCAGGCGCTAGTGGAACCAGTGGCTCTAGCGGAACAAGTGGCGCGACTGGATCTTCTGGCGCGAGCGGAACCAGTGGCACTAGCGGAGCCAACGGCGCTAATGGTTCTAGCGGAACTAGTGGCCAAACTGGCACAAGCGGCACAAGCGGTAACAGCCTTGCGGTTTCCGGTACTCCAACCTATCTAGCTAAATTTACTACAACAGGAACAATTGGCGACAGCATTGCTTATGAATCTGGCAGTTTAATCACTGTTTCTGGTTCAGTAAAAACAAATGAATTAATATTCAATACTGGTTACGCCGACCCCGTTGGTGTTGGCGAAATGAACTGGAATGATGGTCGTGGCACAGTTAGCCTTGGCCTTCTTGGTGGTAATGTTGATCTCGATCTTGGTCAGCAAATGTTTGAGCGAGTCACCAATCAAACAACTGGTACTCTTTCCAAGGGCACTGTTGTTTATGTTTCCGGCGCCCAAGGAAATAAAATCATTGTTCAAAAATCTTACGCTGGTAGCGAAATGGGCTCCACAAAAACATTCGGCCTTATGGCTGAAGATGTTGCTGTTGGTGCCGATGGCTACGTTATCATCAACGGACTTCTCAAGGGAATAAACACAACTGGTATTCCAGAGGGCGCTTCTCTCTGGCTGTCGCCAACAATTTCCGGCGCTTATCAAACTGGAATTCCAATCGCGCCAGATCACGGCGTCTTTCTTGGCTACGTCGTGCGCGCGCATCAGAGCGCGGGCGAGATCCTTGTTAAAGTTCAAAATGGTTATGAATTGCAAGAGTTGCACAACGTTCGCCTGATTGGTGTTCAGGACAACGATATGCTGTCCTATCATTCGGCTTCTGGTGTTTGGTTTAATACAAACACTCTTGAGCTTAATGGCACTGGTCAGCATTTTATTTCTGGCAGCTTGGACATTTTCAGGACATTCTACGCCGAATCTATCGAGCGCAACGTTGATGTAAAAACTACAGGTTATGTTGTCACAACTCTTGATGACGTTATCGTTGGTAATTCCTCTTCGCCAATTACTGTCACACTGATTTCCGCCTCGGCTAATAGCGGCAGACAGTATACGATAAAAAATAAAGGCACTGGAACTCTAACAATCGACGCCACTTCTCTTGGTCAAATTGATGGCGCCAATACTTACGTTTTAGATCAGTACGAAGCAGTTACTGTAATTAGCGACGGATCAACTTGGAACGTGGCTGTTGGTGGAACTTCTGGCTCATCTGGTACAAGCGGTACTGCTGGCTCGTCTGGATCAAGTGGTACTTCTGGTACAACTGGCACTTCTGGTTCTTCAGGCACGAATGGCTCCAATGGTACTAGCGGTGTTAATGGTACGAGCGGAACAACTGGTACTAGCGGCTCATCAGGTACTAGTGGTGCAAATGGCGCTAACGGCACCAGCGGTACAACTGGCACTAGCGGTACAGCAGGCACCAGCGGCGCGAACGGTGCTAATGGCACAAGCGGTGTCAATGGTACTAGCGGTACGACCGGCACTAGCGGCACCAGCGGAGCAAATGGCGCCAACGGTACTAGTGGTGTAAACGGTACAAGCGGGATTAATGGCACAAGCGGCACAGCTGGTACCAGCGGAGCAAACGGCGCTGTTGGCACTAGCGGTACAACAGGCACAAGTGGCACTAGTGGCACCAGCCCACTAGTTGGATGGTCGGTAAAAACATCTAGCTATACAGCGGTAAACGGTGATCGCCTTCTCGCTGACACTTCAGCTGGAGCATTTACTATTACTTTGCCAGCTTCTCCATCTGCTGGTCATTATGTAGAATTTAATGATCCAGAAGAAACTTGGCCGATAAATAATCTGACAATTGCAAGAAATGGTTCTAGAATCGATAGCTTGCTTGAAGATCTTGTATGTAATATTTCAGCTACAATCGGCTTAACTTATATTGATGCGACAATTGGTTGGAAAATCGATGTTATTTCTGAAATCGGTGGCACTCAAGGAACTAGTGGTAGCAGTGGCATTAATGGTACCAGTGGTATCAATGGCACTAGCGGTACAAATGGGACTAGCGGAACTACTGGTACTAGTGGTACTACCGGAACTAGTGGAATTAATGGCACAAGTGGTGTTAATGGTACGAGCGGAGTCAATGGAACAAGTGGCACAACTGGTACTAGCGGCATTAACGGAACCAGTGGTACTACTGGCACTAGCGGTACAGCAGGCACTAGCGGCGCAAATGGCGCTAACGGCACTAGCGGCGTCAATGGCACTAGCGGTACAACGGGTACAAGTGGCACTAGCGGTGCAAATGGCACCAGTGGCACGACAGGTACTAGCGGCGCAAATGGCGCTAATGGTACAAGTGGAGTTAACGGAACTAGTGGCGTTAATGGCGCAGCTGGGACAAGTGGTACAGCTGGTACTAGCGGTGCAAATGGTGCTGCTGGCACTAGTGGGACAACAGGTACTAGCGGTACAAGCGGAACTAGCCCACTTGTTGGCTGGACGGTAAAAACCTCAAATTACACCGCAGTTAATGGTGATCGTATTCTTGCAGACACTTCTGCTGGCGCTTTTACGATTACCCTACCAGCTACTCCATCTGCTGGTAACTATGTTGAAATTAATGATTTTAAAGAAACTTGGCCAACTAATAATTTAACTGTAGCTAGAAATGGATCGAGAATCGAAAGCTTGTTAGAAGACTTAACTTGTAATTTCTCTGCTCTTCTAGGATTTACTTATATCGATGCTACAATCGGCTGGAAAGTAGACTTTATCGCTGAACTTGGCGGAACACAGGGCACTAGTGGTACCAGTGGCGCAAATGGCACAAGTGGCGTAAGTGGAACAAGCGGCACAAATGGCACAAGCGGAAGCAGTGGTGCTAGCGGTACTAGTGGCGTTAACGGTACCAGCGGTGTAAATGGAACAAGTGGTACCAGTGGCGCAAATGGCACAAGCGGTGTAAACGGAACGAGCGGCGTCAATGGAACTTCTGGTACAAGCGGTGCTAATGGCGCTGCTGGAACCAGCGGTGTTAATGGAACGAGTGGTACTAGCGGCGCGAACGGTGCTAATGGCACTAGCGGTATAAATGGTACTTCTGGCACCACTGGCACTAGCGGCACAAGTGGAGCTAATGGTGCAGCTGGTGCTAACGGAACTAGCGGAACTACAGGAACAAGTGGTACAAGCGGCGCTAATGGCGCAGCGGGTGCAGCGGGTACCAGTGGCACAACTGGCACTAGCGGTACAAGTGGTGCTAACGGTGCGGCAGGCACAAGTGGCACAAGTGGCGCTGGAACTATTTCTGGCACTACCAATACAATTGCTAAATTTACTTCTTCAACTGCCGTTGGCAATTCTTCTATTACTGACACTGGATCGCTTGTAACAATCGGCGTTAATACCACAATCAACGGCCATATGGCCGCGCAGACCAAGGCGTTCCTTATTGACCACCCCACAAAGAGCGGAATGAAGTTGCAGTACGCCTGCTTGGAAGGCCCAGAAAACGGCGTGTACGTGCGCGGGCGCGGGCGCGGGGGCGTGATCTCACTGCCCGATTACTGGGTCGCGCTGGTTGATCCTCAGTCTATCACTGTTCAACTCACTCCGTTTGGCTATCAGCAAAACCTTTATGTTGAAAAAATTGAAGGCAACTTTATTTATATATCGTCAGACTCGCCCGATCTGGATTATTTTTATATAGTCTACGCCGAGCGTGTTGATGTAGAGAAACTTAAAGTGGAGTTTTAATATGCCGAATAATTATGGGCCAAGGATAGTTACAGATGGGTTAGTGCTGTGCTTGGATGCGGGGAACTCAAAAAGCTATCCGGGTAGCGGGACAGCTTGGAATGATTTAAGTCGAAATGGAAACAATGGAACTTTGAATGGACCAACGTTTAATAGCGCAGATAGGGGAAGTATTGTGTTTGATGGCACTAATGATTATGTTTCAACTAATTATACTCAACCCGCATATACTACAGCTTCGTCATTTACTTGGAACACTTGGGTAAAACCAACAAGAAATAGCAGCGCCGACATCATAATGGGTTGTAGACAAGGGGATTTTACAAAACTTACTACAAGTAATATGGAATATTTTCCAACAATTTTTGGTGGAGCAATGCCCATCGGGTCTTGGATAAACGTATGCGTCGTTAAAAATGGCACAAGTTTGTCTTATTACAGAAATGGAGTTTTGATTGCAAGCACCACAAGTTCCACCACAAAAAATTCCGCTTTATTTTTTGTTGGAGGTGACAATTTGGCTGGAGAGTATGGGGCTTTTAGCGTAGCAGTTGCTCAAGTGTATGGTAGAGCATTGTCGCCATCAGAAATCCTTCAAAACTACAATGCCATCAAAGGCCGATTTAAACTTTAAACTATGAGTCACCAATTCGAACATCGCGAATACTTAATCATTCCAGTCTCCGAATTAACGAAGGTTAATTTTGATGAAGTTCTTGAAACTTCTGCCGAAACTGTGCGCAAATCAATCGATCAAGCTAAAACATTTGTGAAGTGGGACGGCGAAGCGCCAGCGTTCGCCGCCACAATCTCTGGGGCAGAAGGTCCATATACTTACGAGGAAATTTTAGATATCCTGACAGGTGTCGGTTGGACCCAGACTGGAATGCCTATTTAAAATGTACAGCAACGGTCCAAAAATAGTTACAGATGGCCTTGTGCTATGTTTGGATGCTGGAAACCCGAAAAGCTATTCGGGCAGTGGAACAGCTTGGACAGATATTAGCAGAAATGGTATAAATGGAACGCTAACAAACGGTCCAACATATAGCAGTGCCAATAATGGAAGCATCATATTTGATGGTGTTGATGACTATGTTATATTTAGTGGTACAATCGTGACATCCACCGCCACTTTTTTGATTTGGATATATAGAAATGGAGATCAAGCACAATATGATGGCGTGTTTCTTTCCAGAGGAACAAACGTGACTGGGTTAAACTTTTTTAGCAGCAACCAGATTGGCTATCATTGGAATGATAACGCAAATACTTATAATTGGGCCAGCGGTTTGATCGTGCCGAATTTGCAATGGTCTCTTTGTGCGGTTTCTGTGGGAGCAACTTCAGCAACCGCATATCTATGTCAGCAAACTGGAATAACTTCCGCCGTTAACAATGTGAGTCACGCATCAACCACTTTAAACAATATACAAATGGGGCGAGATAGTGGTTTTGGTAACAGATTTTTTGCGGGAAACATAGCAGTTGCTCAAATATATAACAGAGCATTGTCCCGCGCTGAAATAATTCAAAACTACAACGCCACCAAAGGAAGGTTCAAGCTATGAGTGTCTCCGGGGGTCCAGATATAGTTGAAAATGGTTTAGTTTTATGTTTGGATGCGGGGAACACAAAGAGTTACCCCGGTTCTGGGACAGTTTGGACTGATTTGAGTAGGAATGGAAATAATGTCACTCTAATAAATGGACCAACATTTAGCAGTGCAAATGGGGGTATTATTGCATTTGACGGAAGCAATGATTATGGCTCATGCGCAATAAGTTTATCTAGTTCTAATATGACTATAGAAATGGCATTTAGGCAAAATAGCGGGGGTCAAAGCTGGGTTGATTTTGCAGTTTTAGACGATGGAACAAATAACCTTTTGTTAGAGTATGGAGGATTTAACGGAGTACCAAATACAAACGGCCATTTAAGATATTATGGAAGTGCTATTAATGGAGCAGCAAGCGATGCATTAGCTTCAGCTTCTCAATTTCCGGCGGATGGGAAAATACATGTTTTGGGATTATCAGTTACTTCTTCTACTGCAACTTCTTATTTTGACGGCGTCTTACAAGGAACAGCTTCATTTAGTCCGACAATAAATTTTACAAGATTAGTGCTTGCAAATGATTTATTAAGAACAAGCAGAAATTGCGCTTGTAATATATATTATGCGAAACTGTATAATCGTGGATTATCTAGCAGCGAAATCCGTCAAAACTACAACGCCACAAAAGGTCGCTTTCGACTCTAATTCCAGTGTAAATTATAAAAATGCCTAATATTTTAATCAACCCTAATTCTGGCATCCTAGAGTTCAATACTGGAACTACAGGTTCTTCGTCTTTAGACGCTTCTCTAAGTGGCGCAGTAAGACTTGCCTTTTCTAATAGCGGCACGCTTGGAGTTCAAAGTTTTTCTACTGGAACAGTTGATAAGTTTTTCGTTGAGGGCATAAACGGACGCTTATTTGGTGTTGACGATGTAATGACTGGCTCACTTATGAGCGTTAACGACATTGCGGGCCTGCCAATTTTGGAAGTATTTAGTGATGATAGGGTTGTGATGGGACAATACGCCTCAAATACCTTGCACGTTTCGGGTGACTGGGCTGCTGTAAAGGCGCTGCCAATCAGCGGCATTTCTCTTAATGTTTCTGGCGTCAGCAGATTTAACACAACTGGATTAGTAATTTCAGGCGATTCGATTTCAGCCAGTGGTAAATTCTCACTTTCTTCAGGTACAACGGGCAGGGCTACATTTAATATTCCGCACGGCATTGCACCAACCTCTCCAGTTGATGGCGACATTTGGACGACAACTTCTGGAATGTACGTAAGGGTTAGCGGCTCAACAGTAGGGCCGCTGGGACCACAATTCTTTTTAGTTTCTGGTTTTACTGGCACTGGTCTTACGCTAGAGCGCGGGCATGCGGGCGATTATATCAGAACCACTGCCGCAACAGCAGTAACCGTTACTGTGCCGCCAACATCAGTCGTCGCTTGGCCAACTGACTGCGAAATTATGCTGGAGCAAGCTGGCGCTGGTCAGGTTACTTTTGCCACAGGAACAGGGGTCGTGATTAACACTAGCGAGACTCTCAAAACACAGAAACAGTACTCGGTAGTAGCATTAAAAAATGTCTCTGGAGATGTCTGGACATTGTTTGGAGAAAGAGAACTCGTTTAATATAATATATAAAATATGCAAACTTTCCTTTACAATTTAAATACCCAAAAAAGGGAAGGGGAGATCCGAGAGGGGCGATATTTAGTTGATGGCCAACCTGGGATATTGCCAGACTTTCTTATAGAGCTTGAGATTGAAAAGCGTCCAGATCCATTTTTTGATCCTGCTACTCAAGTCCTTGAAGGGCGATCTTTTGCAGATTTACTTAATTTTAAATGGGTTGAAGAAACTTATGTTAGAAATTTAACTCAAGATGAGATTAACGAAAGGTTACCCAAGCCTCCAGATACTTGCACTCCGAGGCAGCTAAGAATAGCATTAATACAAACAGGAATATCTCTTTCTACAATAGAAGCACAAATCGATGGAATTTCAGATCCAGTTCAAAGAGAAATTGCCCGTGCGGAATGGGAATATGCGTTAGAAATAAAAAAACAACACCCTCTCGTCGGAATGATCGCTTCAACTTTAAATTTAAACGAGCAGCAAGTTAGTGATATATTTGCATTAGCTGTGACATTATAAAGTGAAGTATGAGCTTATCGTTCTCGACGCCATTAAGAAGAAATAAACCTAGAAGAAATGCTTTTATTATTTCTGCTGGAAGCTCCTCTTCTTTCGCTATTGATAAAAACGGTAAAACATGGGGATGGGGAGACAATACTAATGGAAAATTAGGAAATAATACGACAACAGAGCGCACTACACCAACAAGTATTGCGGGAAGTGTTAAAACATTTTGTCAAATAGACAATGGATCGACCTTCTGTTCTGCTATTGATAAAAATGGTTTAGTTTGGGGATGGGGTTATGGAAATTATGGACAATTAGGAAATGGAACTACTACAGGTGCAATGTTAACTCCCGTCAGTGTTACTGGAGTACGTAAGACATTTTGCAAAGTTGCTGTAGGGCAAAACCATGTAATTGCAATAGATCAGTACGGAAGAGCGTGGGCATGGGGAATAAATCAATATGGACAATTGGGAGATAATACTACAGTCAGCAAACGAACGCCGATAAGTGTACTTGGAGCAGTTAAAACTTTTTGTTCTTTAGCCGCAACTGCGGTTTTGGGCTCATCTTTAGCTATAGATAAAAATGGTCGGGTTTGGGGTTGGGGATATAATGGACGAGGACAGCTAGGCAGTAATTCAGTTTCCCAGCAAAATACTCCAGTTGCTATAGCTGGAGTGCTCAAAACTTTTTGTAAAATTGCTATGGGAAATGCGCACACTATTGCAATAGATAAAAATGGAAGACTTTGGGGATGGGGCTATAACAGGTATGGACAGTTGGGAAATAATGGAACTGGGAGCCAAAGAACTCCTGTTAGTATTCTGGGTGCAGTAAAAACTTTTTGTCATATAAATAATGGATATGATGTTTCTTATGCACTTGATAAGAACGGTAGAGCGTGGGCATGGGGAAATAACTCTGGAGGCGTCCTTGGAGATGGAAGCCTAATAGATAGATTTACTCCAGTTAGTGTCGCGGGAACTATTAAAACATTTTGTCAAATATCAGGAGGGATAGCTCATGCTATTGCTGTTGATAAAAATGGTAGATCTTGGGGGTGGGGGCAAAATGATATTGGTCCATTAGGAATCGGCTCATTTCCGTTTAAATGCACTCCAGCAGCTATAGCAGGATCTATAAAAACTTTTTGTGAAATATACTCTGATTCTCATGTGGCGGCAATAGATAAAAATGGCAGGATTTGGGGATGGGGTATAAATGCTCAATATGGAACTCTTGGAGATGGCACTACCGTAATAATGAGAAAAACTCCAGTAAGTTTAGCGGGAGCTGTTAAAACATTTTGTAAAATAATAACTTCTGCTGGAGGCGTCCATACACTCGCTATTGATAAAAATGGCCGAGCTTGGGGATGGGGATGGAATGGATATTTGCAACTTGGAGACGGAACTAGCTCCAATCGCTGCACTCCAGTAAGCGTTGCTGGAGCAGTTAAAACATTTTGTGAAATTGGTGCGGGCAGAGGTCAAGGTTCAGCCATAGATAAAAATGGTCAAGTATGGATGTGGGGACTTAATAACACTAATCAGCTTGGCAATGGAACTTTTTCAAATTCTGCTACGCCGGTTAAAATTGGAGGTTTAGTTAAAACATTTTGTAAAATATCTACAGGTGAAAATTGGACCCTCGCAATTGAAAAGAATGGTCAAGTTTGGGCTTGGGGAAGAAATGCAAATAATCAAACTGGAACAGGTGGTGGTGTAAATATAGCAACTCCAACAAAGATTATCGGTCTTGCAAAAACATTTTGCAAAGTAGAAGCTGCAAGAATTCATTCTATGGCTATTGATAAAAATGGCCGAGCTTGGGGATGGGGCGATAATGGATATGGAAAAATTGGAGATAATACTGTAACCTTTAGAACATCGCCAGTAAGTGTCGCCGGTGCGGTAAAAACTTTTTGCCATATAAGTGCTGGACCTAATCATACACTTGCTATTGATAAAAATGGAAGAGCATGGGCATGGGGCTTCAATCATCGCGGTCAATTAGGCGACAACAGCAGAACTAGCCGAAGAACTCCTGTTAGTGTTGCTGGAGCAATTAAAACATTCTGCAAAATAAACTCTGGATCTAATAATTCAATAGCTATTGATAAAAATGGAAAAGTCTGGGCTTGGGGAGATAATCCATTTGGAAGCAACGGGGATAACACTTCAGCTTTATCAGAAACTCCTGTGCAAATTTGTAGTATTTAATTATGACTAAACCAGTTCTTGTTATAACTCACGAACGCTCTGGCACACATCTTGTTATCAATTCGATAAACTACGAAAAAAAAGGTGAATTTTTGACCGTTGGTTATACGCCAAATAATATAGATTTTAATTTAAAAGGCTATAAGCATATAACTTATAAGGATATTATGTGCAATGCCTGTTTCTTGGACTCGGTTAATAAATCTCATCACCAAGTAGAGTTTATGAAGGATTATTTAGATTTTTTATTTAGCAAGTATAGGGTTATTTACGTTAAGCGCGATATCAAGGATGTATTAAATAGCTATTATAAATTTATCCCAAAGCCAGAACAAAAAGATTTTCCAGTGTTTGAAGAATGGGTGTTTTCCAAGCCTGATGATATTGGCAGAAAGTTTCTACAGCCTTATGCACCTGATCCACATATAATTATTGAACCAGAAAATTATATTCATCGATGGTTCTTGCATACCAGCGGCTGGCTCAAGCACAAAGATAAAATGCTTGTAGTTAATTATGAGGATATGCTTACAGATTACCAGCATCAAAAACAAAGAATTGAAAGCTGGATTGAAAAAAAGATTGCGGATAAGATCCCAGATGTTCACGACAAGTCTTTACCAAACTTCGGCCCCGTCAAAGGAAAGATCGGCGGACATAAGGAAGTTATGTCAGAAAAATTAGCCGCGAAGATTGAAGATTTGCTGTCTCTTTATAATATTAAAGAGACGAATGAAAAAGGATAACTTAGTTTTAACCATCTCGATTGGCGATTATTACAACGAAGTAGCAAAGCTCACGCTACCTTCTATCCAAAAGTATGCGGAGAAAATCGGCGCCGATTTTCTAAACGTCACAGAGTTCAACAAATACTACATTACCCAAAAGTGGAATAAGTTCCTGATTGGCGAACTCTTAAATCAGTACAAGCGAATCATTTATCTTGATATTGATATTTTAATCAGAGATGATTGCCCCAACTTGTTTGAAGTTGTCCCAGAGACTAAGCTGGGAATGTTCAATGAGGGCCGTTATGCGCCAAGGTTTGAGTATCTGGAACAAGCCTCGGAGTACTACAAGGAGCCATTGAAGAAGTGGAACGGCAAGTTCTACAATTCGGGCGTAATGGTTATCTCCCGAATCCACAAGCAGATCTTCAGACTTCCGCGAGGCATTGATTTCGTAGAAACTGATCAGCCATTCATCAATCTGCGAATTTTAAATGATAAGGTTGATATGTTTGACCTCCACTACGACTTTAATCGTATGGATATCTTGGATAAGTTCTGCGGCATCTCGCGCCTAAACTCGTATATCGTTCACTACGCTGGTGCGCCAAAAGATATGCAAATGGGCGTTATCTACAAGGATATCCTTCAATGGGAAAAAGACAAGGAGGAGGGCTACAAGTATAAGCGAAACATCCTTATTAGCGTAACAGCAGGAATGGGCGACCAGCTATGTTCAGAGCCTGCTATCCGCTATACTCAGAAGCTTTATCCTGACGCTAATATCACTGTTGTATCGCACTTCCCTCGTCTCTTTGAGCACCTTAGCTGCCCCGTGGTTAATTATGATCAATGGAAGGGAATTAATGACGCTATCTTGACAATGCATACTTGCCCTGACGATGAGCAGTCAGAACACAAGATGTCACACGTTCTGTTCCACCCAACAGACTTTGCCTCGATGTCAATGATCAAGCGTACTATCCCACACACTGACAAGACGATTCAACTCAAGCTAGATGCAGAGGATGTCAGTTATGTTATCGACTTATTTAAAGACAAGAAGCCTGAAAAGCCTACTGTTGTGGTTCACGCTGGTCGCTGGTGGCCCTCAAAGACTTTGCCAGTTGAGTGGTGGCAGTCTATTGTGGATAAACTGTCGGAAAAGCTTACAGTTGTGCTGATTGGCAAGAGCATTGACGAGAAACAGGGCTATCTACCAATCAAAGTTCCACAGGACGGCTACGATCTCCGCGATCTGACCACTCTTGGGCAATTATTTGCCTTAATTTCACTGTCTAGATGCCTTGTAACGAATGATTCATCACCGCTTCATATTGCTGGTGCTTTTGATAATTGGATTGTGACATTCCCAACCTGTAAGCATGAAGATCACATCCTTCCATATAGAAACGGTACTCAGTCTTACAAAACCAAGGCTCTCCGTAAAGATCTGTTGCTCGATGGTCTAGAAATCCGTCACACTGAGTTCAAGCACGATACTATCGATCTTATCCCCAAGGGTAAGACTCTCTGGGATTATCTCCCAGATGCCGATACCGTAGTTAAGGAAGTTATGGACATTTACGATAACAAGCGATGAATAAATTTAGTTCCTTCCGCCCGCTCATGCACGAACATGAGTACAAGTTTATTGAAAAGTATCTAAATAAAAATGACACGTTGCTTGAGTTTGGTAGTGGCAATAGCACTGTTTATTTTTCTGGATTGGTGAAGAAGGTAATTTCCATCGAGCACGACATCGACTGGATTAAAAATATCCAAAAGATCGTTAATGCTTACGATATCCAGAATATCGAACTGATCTATCAAGCCGCTCACTCTCCAGATCCAAAGCCTTGCAGATACGAACAGTTCAAGGACTACATTCATTTGCCTGCAACCAAGAAGCTAAAGTTCACCAAGGCGCTGATTGATGGTCGCGCGCGTAAGTATTGCGCCAAGTATCTTTGGGATATTATTGATCAGGATGTGCTGGTATTCATCCATGACTTCAATCGCTCTGATTATCAGATGGCTCTGAAGTATTACGATCTGGTTGAGATGCTGACAGAAGGTCAAGGAATTGCGGCTTTAAGAAAAAAGCCAGAAGTGGTAAAAGAAGACTTTTACTACTAATAAAAAACCCCCGAATTTCTTCGGGGGTTTTTGTTTTAGGTCAGTTCAGGTTAGATACTGGGAGTATAAGCAGTGTTCTGTACCCATACGAAGACGCCGTTTGTGGTGTCCTGTGGGCTACCGATCTGAGTAGTGAAGCTCAGGTCAACGCTCTTATTGTCGCCAATTGCGCTTGAGAAGTTCTCGCTTACCAGCTTGGCGCCTCTGATCTCATAGATAACGCGATCATTAGCACCGGGCAGCTTGAACGCGAAGGCAAGGTTCTTTGTGGTATCGGCGTTAAGCAGGGTCTCGATTGCACCGCTGGACTTGAGGTCAGCAACAATTGCGCTCATATTGACAGTTACCTCTACAGGGAAGTCAATAACCTTGGTGAAGCCGAAGCGGCTACCAAGACGCTCAAGGGTGGTACGACCAATTGGAATCTCAATTGAGAGGTTCTGGATGTGAGCAGCAGTATTGTTGAATGGAGAACCTTCAACACCAGTGGGCAGTTCAGCGACTACGCCATCAGGCAGGATTACTGTGATGTCGCCGGGGCGAAGCGCGGAAACGCCTACGCTGCCAGTAACTGGGGCAGGAAGTTGGAAAAGGCTTGCAGATCCAGTTCCAGCCTCAACGAAGATACCGGGGACAACGCCAGAAGAGCCGCTGATAACGTTAACGTTAAGACCTTCACAGGTTACCGAAACAGTGGGAAGACCACCTACTGCGGCTTCTACAGTGTAGTTTGTGATATAAGCGTTGCCGATACCGATTGTTCTGGCAACTCCAGAATTTTGATAAATTCCGGTAGCGGAACCGTTGGCGTCGTTACCCTCTGCTACGGTGAGGATATGGAAGTTACGGCCAGATACGATACCAATGTTATTGGTTGCGTTGCTGGAATCGACGAGTCCACTGATGAATGATCCAGCAGCAGAGCTTGTTCCTACGTTAAATCCAAGGGCAGTTTCGTTATTACCAGTAGTAAGGTAGTAAGAGAAGTCAAGGTTTACAGTAGGAGCCTCGATTGAGATTTGGTCAATACGAGCAAGGTTACCAAATTGGTTAACGTCTTGGCGATTGATAGTAAAGCCATAGTTGGCTGACTGAACGCGGTGAAGCTGTCTAATGATGCTGGATGCGTGGGTGGCTGTCGGAACAGCTGTACCGTCTGCGACATAAAGAGCTTCTGATTGATAAATTACTCTGTTGCGTGCCATAAGTTGTTAGTTAAGAAGGTTTGAAATACTTTACATTTTTTTATCTAAAAATGGAATAATTAAGCTCTTGGATGGCGGTACTTGACGACTTCAAAATCAATAAAGCCGATATAAGGCTTAGCGTTGCCTCCTCTAGCGCGAGAGTCTTTGAGCTTAGAGCAAACTACTTCATCAATAAAAAAGTCATTCTGATTTATAACAGAAGAATCATAAGAGTATGTTCCGTTTTTGACATCTCCATATTCTGTGAGCGGGTATCCAGTAAAGTCCTTGTATTTAAAGCTACTAGATTTAGCGTCGGCAAAAATAGACAGAACGCCGTCAAGTTGATAGGGGTTATCGGTAAAAACGACGCACTTCACAAATGAGCGGCTTTCATCTTCTCCACCAAACGAAAACGGAGAATTATAAGTAGAGTCATTTGCAATAAAGATAGCTGGAGCAACTTGATCATATGGCGGTATATATTTGCCAGTCCAAGGAAATTTTTTATTCGCGTCGAGGTTGTTATCTAGAATCAGGTCGTCCTCGTTTTCGTTAGTAAGATAGATATTGAAATCCTTAACCGCAAAAGATCCTGTGACCGCAACTCCTGTAGAAACGCCGCTAATTAGCGCTCTACCATTGATATAGTCTATAATAACCCCATCGTTGCGACCCTTAAAAACTCCCGAAACATGAACGCCGCTAGGAATACTTGCTCCAGTAATTGTGGAGTCGTATACAAACTGTTTGTAAGGAGTACCGAAAGCTTTGTAAGTGGTTGATATTCTTGGGTCTGCATAATAAGTGAAAGTGCCAGTCTGATTGCTATAAGCCTCACCCTTCTCTAAAAGATAGTGATCAAGCCATAGAGCAAAAGATGTCGTTACGTTATGTTGATATTGCGGTTTCATCTAATAGGTTTATCTTTTTTTCGAAGTTAGCCAATATAGCGCTAATGTATTTTACATTTTTAAATCTAGTTTTTCTTCTAATATTTTTACTTGTTTGGATAGCGGTGTCAGATCTGGATGTCGGAAGATCTTCTCGCAGGGTGTAAAAGTACTGGCCAATACCGGAAATTCCTGTTTCGATGCCTTTCGCCCAACTGCGCCCCGGAGCCCAAGGCATTGGCGAGACATCCCATATGTCTTCTTTTGCTGGAATAAATACGTTCCAAATTACCCCGCCATCAATCAATCTAGAAAAGGTAATGGTGCTTTTCTGAAACGCCTCTGTTATTGGCGATATCGGATCGTCTCCGTTATAAAAACCAATATAAGAAAAAAGATTACCATAGCCATCGAGAGTTCCGCTAATGTTTTGAGCCGTTGGACCAGCTTCGATTTCTTTTGTAACAGGGTGTCTAAGAAATTCATTGATCGTTTCTCTTTTTATCCTTTCGAAAGCTAAGAAAACACGCCTTTCTACGCTATTTTTTAATATTGGCGCGACATCTTTATTGATTTTTTTTGCAACATTTGCTGGGATCTTCGCCATAATTACTCGTTAATTGGGGATAGGATGAATGAATAATATCTTGGCCCAAACATTCCATAAGGCTTTGAATCAGAAGAGATTGCATATCTACGACCATCAAATTCGACACGACGAGCTTCTTTTAGAACAGTGTAGGCAGAAGCTGGCACTTTGATTTTAACGCTGCCAGCAGGATAGTCTATTTTTTGCTGAGTATCGGCTCCGGGTACTGGGGCTTTGGCCTGATCTAAGTACTTAATCTTAGCCTGAAATGTATTGGAAACAGTTGTGAACTCCTTGTTTTCTACAGCTGGAACGTCTCTATCGTAAAAATAATTATAACTAGCTGAAGTGGAGATCACAGTCTCTCTGGGGTTAGAGTATACGGTTATCTGCCTAGAGAAGGTATCAAACACATCATCAATCACTTCATTGATAAAGTTTTTCTGCGCGTCTGAGAGGTAAGATGCCATATTTTACTTTACACTTTTTATATCAGATGTAATATATAGTAAGGTAAAAGGTATGACGGGCAAGGACTATTTAAATGACAGGGTAAAGGTTAATACTTCTGATCTTTTCAAGCGTATGCTTGGAATCCTAGAAGATATTAAGCACGAACACGACCGTCAATTTGCAATATTGTATTCTTCGGCTCCCGATTCCTTCAAGCCTGTAGTCAAACAAGCCAATTATCTTGATGAAAATCAAATGGCTTGGTTAAGAAAAAAAGTTCTCGATATGGGCAATGAATCCATTCGAAAAATGACTACCGAAATGGATTTGATCCATATTGAATTTCATCACACATTTAAACAATGAAAGAACTATTCGACTTCACAGTCAAAATTAATAAGGAAGTAGAAAAAACCGAGACCCGTGAGGAAGATGGCAAGACTATCACGGTCACCAGTAAAGTAAAGGAAGACGTTCCTGTGCGGATAATCTTCAAACAACCATCGCGCCGTGATACTGAAGACGCGGAGATTCAATTTAGCGTGGAGATGTCAAACTGCATTAAGAAGGGCATTTTGACAAAAGGAATGTTAGTTAAGAAGTACTCTGATACCGGAGGCATCTTCTCCGAAGATGATGACAAGCGTCTGACAGCAATGTACATTGATATGGCAAAAATGCAGAGAGAGTACGTTGCTCTTGAAAATGGTTCGGCAGAAGAGAAAGAGCGTGCGAATACAATTCTGGAAAAGCTTGCCGCAACAAGAAAGGAGATGGTAGATCTTGAGTCTACATATCTTAATCTTTTCAACAATACCGCAGATGTAATTGCACAGAACAATCTAATTCGTTGGTTCTGTGTTAACCTTGCTTACAAGCAGGAGCAAAATGGCAAGATCGAGCCGCTTTTTAACGGTTCGACTTACGAGCAAAAGCTTGACAATATGAGAGACCTTGACGAGGCAGAAGACCCTCTTTATCAAGCTACTTTCAGAAAGTTAGCCACATTTGTTTCTTTCTGGTATTACAGCAAGAATGCGACCAAGGAAGATTTCAAAAAGCTAGAGAAAGATCTTGAAGAAGGAAAGTATTAACGAAATTGATTTATTCTTGGCGTTCTGCCAGATAGTAGAGGGTTGCTCTGAGAAGGTTTTCTTGGGCAACCCTGTTTTTATTAAACATATAACTATTAAAGAGCGTGAATTCTTTAATAAGAAATATAAAGCTTATCTAGCTCACGCCATATCTAAGGGGCTTCCAAAAGAAGACGACGCCTTAAAAAAGGCAATAGAGGACGAGTTATGGTCGCAGAAAGAGGACGAAGAGATTAAAGTGTCAGAAAAATATATTGAAACACTTAATATAACCAGAAAAAAAGTATTTAAAAAGCTTCAGATTGATGAAATTGAAAAAAATATAAGGGAAGAAAAGGAAAAGGTCGCCAAAAAACTTGCAGAAAAAAAGCAAATCTTGGGAAAAACTGCCGAGGATTATGCATCTAGTAGAGCTAGTGACTATCTGATATATAGCTGTTTTTATAAGGACAAGGAATTAAATCAACGGTTTTTTTCCGAGCAAGAGTTTGACGAAATATCAAACAAAGAACTTGAGGAGTGTATTTTGGTTTACAATAGTTATTTTAACGATATTTCTGATTTAAATATTCAACATATTGCCATTTCTGACTTTTTCCATCCAAACTATCTTGTTTTAGATCATCCGATGGAGCTTTTTGGAAAGCCGATGACAAAACTTTCCGAAAATCAAATTAGGTTGATAATTTATGCCAAAATATTTAAAAATATATTTGAGACTGTAGAGCATATTCCAGAGGAGATAAAAAAAGATCCAGAAGCGTTATTGCAATATAAAGACAAGAATCAGGCTCAAAAAGAGTTCGAAAACAAAACAAAATCGAAGAAAAAAGGCAATGTTGATGGTGCAGAAATGGTATTCGGAGCTACAAAAGAAGAAATAGGAAAAGACACTAAGACCTTGAAAGATGTTATGAAGGATAAAACATCTCTTTCAATGGAAGACTTGATGAAATTGCACGATAAATAATATAAATTCTGTGTAAATAACCTCAAAGGTTAAAGGATGGCAAAAGGAATCACAGTACCTGTAGTCCAGTCGGGTTTAGAAGCCTCTATCGAGGCGGCGGCCAAAAAAGCTGGACCGCTGACTCTTTCTGCGTCTGTTGATCCTGGTTCCTTTAAAAGACTAGCCCAGCCTCTTGGTAGAGTAAGCGGTCTGGCAACAGAGTTCGAAAAGTCAATTGCCGCATCAAATGCGCGTGTTATCGCATTCGGCGCTTCTGTAGGTATCATCAATGGCGTACAAAATGCTTTTGCTACGCTTGTTAAAACAACAATTGAAGTTGAAAAAAGCTTGGCTAATATTGCCATTATTAGCGGAAAAACTACTCAGGAACTTGAACCATTTTCCAGAGCGCTTTTTGAGATTGCCAAAACTACCTCGCAATCTTTCCAGACAGCCTCCGAGGCGGCACTAGAGTTCTCTAGACAGGGCTTGGGTCTTGAAGAAACGCTAAAAAGAACTCAGGACGCCCTTACTCTTACTCGTTTCACAACTTTAAGCGCTGCTGAAGCCGTGGATGTACTCACGGCTGCGGCAAACTCTTTCGGAGCAACTGGAATTACAACTAGCGAGATTCTGAATAAGCTGGTTGCCGTAGATACTAAATTCGCAGTCTCTGCTGAAGACTTGGCTAAAGGCTTGTCCCGTGCTGGCTCGATTGCTCAAGAAGTTGGCGTTAGCTTTGACGAATTAAATGCCATCGTCACAATTGCACAAGAAAGAACTGCGCGTGGTGGCGCGGTAATTGGTAACGCATTCAAGACAATTTTCACCAGAATCAGATCAGATGAAACTATCAAAGCATTGCAAAGCATTGGTATCTATTCATTTGATGCCGAAGGTAGACTGAGGCCGGTTGTAAGTCTTCTTGAGGAATTGGCTGGGAAAATTAATACCCTTAGCGAAACCAAGAGAATCGAAGTTCTTGAGGCGATTGCTAGCAAGTACAACATCAACGTTTTGACAGCGCTTGTTGACGACTTGGGCTCAACAGCGAGCAAGTTTAGAGAGGCGAGAGATGTTTCTGCGGGCGCGCAAAGCGAGGCATACCAGCGTCAGATTGAACTCAATCAAACTCTAGATGCAGTTATCACAAGAGTTACAAATTCAGCCGCTCAGCTTGCTGATACTCTTGGCAGAATTGGCGTTACTGACAGCCTTAAGTCGCTTTTAAACTTTTTTGACAACATTCTTACTGGGATTAATGACGTTATCGATTCCGAAGGAATTGGCGGCACTATTGCTAAAGGTTTAATTTCTGGACTTAGTGGAGTATTTTTCAAGATCGGCATTCCTCTTCTTCTTGCGATATTCGTTAAGCTGACAAAAGACATTGCCCAATTCGGCACTGAGTCACTAAAAACTATCTTGGGAATCAACAAGGAAGTCAGGGAGCGCCAAGCTTTGGAACAGGCTGTTGTTAATACGCTGATCAAGGATCAGCAAGTAATGGCGACAATCCTGTCTCTAAGCGGAGATCGCAGAAAGCAAGAAGAGTATTTACTTTCTGTTTACAATAGGCAGTTAGCGGCGCTTCAGCAAGTACAAAGCATCGCGGCAAATGTTGCCCCTGCACTACAAGCCGCTGGACTTAGCGCTACATCTGGAACGATTAAAAAGAGAGCGGCGGGAGGTTATCTGCCAGCAGAAGAGGCGAAAGATGTGCGTCGTGGAGTTGGTGGGGCCAGCCCTTCTTCTAAAGTCGTAGAGATTCCAAACTTCTCGTTTGGCGGCGGTAAGCGTGGCACGATGGTAGCAAATACCAGCGAATATATTGTGCCTAATTATGCTGGTGGTAGCGGTACGGCTATCTTTAATCAGGATATGGCGAAGGAGTATGGTCTACCGCCCGGAGCTAAAAAGATTACAGCTTCTGGTGGATTTGTGCCTGCTAATGGGTTTGTACCAAATTTTGCGGCTAAAAAATTCAATGTTTTTGATCAAGCAAAGGCTAAAGTTAAAAAAGATCAAGAGCCTATAGACTATGTAGATCTTGATGGAATACGCAGGTCTGCATATTTAACTTTGGATGCATCAATTGATCCGGTAGGAAGATTTTCTAAATTACAATCTTCAGCGCAGCAGAAATTAACTGAAAAACTAGGACCAATCGCAGAAAATGCTAAAATTGTTCCTGACCAAGGATCAATTGAATTTGTACAAATTAATAAAAGCTTGCAAAGAGATGATTTAGTTCAAAAAATTCGTGAAACTAAAAACAAAATTCAAGCTAATCCAAAAGCTAAAATAGATAAGGATATTGAGGATATTATCCAGTCTATTTTGCCAGAAACAAAAGGTAGTGTTGACAATAATCTTAAAGCTGCCGTCAAAACAGAACTTCAAGTTCAGGGGCCAGCAGCATTTAGGTCTGGAAATATATTAGAGGATATTTTGTTCAAAAAAATTACTGGAACGATAGAGGGAAGAAATAGCAAAACTTGGGATTTGCCAGCAGAACAATCTGGCGCTTTTAAAAGCAGATTTGGGTTCAAATCTAAATTTGGAGACATAAAATTAGGTTCGTCAACAAGTAGTATTTCGTCATTCATTGGAAAGCATATCATTTCTCCAACGGGTCAAAATGCATCGGGGGGCTACATTCCAAATTTTGCGCGCTACGTTTATGACGCTGACAGAGTTGATGCAGATAAAAATAACCTACTAAAGGCTATTTTAGCTTCTCGCGTCAAGAAGAATTTAATAGTTGGACCAGCGGGATCTGGTAAGTCAACTTACGGGGAGTCTCTTGGTTCATTTATAACCAATATTGCCCAGTTAACAGACGCCAGTGAGATCGATATTCTTTCAGGCGCGGCAAGAACAAAAGATGGCGGCGTTTCTAAAAACTTCCAGCAAATTTCTGATGCGGTAAATGCATCTGGAGGAAAGATCTCTTATTTGTACACTGGCAATATGGACATTCTGTCCAGAAGAACTGGAAGAATCGCAGAGGGTCCAAAACAAGGCGATCTCAGAAGCAAGAAGCAAATTGCAGGATCGATGTTTGCTCCGCTTAATCAGTTTGATTTTATTTCAAAAGTAAAAGGCTCTGCTAAAAACTTTGAGATGATTCGCGGCGCCAAGGGATATGTTCCAAATTTTGCCGATAAAAAGCCAGCGACAATAAAGGGCGGAAAGGTTGATAGAAAAACATATACGGGACCAAGAGCGCTTGTTAGCGCTCAGGGTATAGCAGGCATGATTGTTCCTGACCAAGCTAATCAGGAAACAATGACTAATTATCTCAAGAAAAATCCTTGGGGCTTCCAAACAAAAGAAGACGTATACCTTCCTCCAGAAAATAGTCTTATAACTAATGTAAGGTACAATACTTACGGCTTGAATGAGCAGGCGTTTGAAGGACAGGCTTTGAAGAAAAGCGGAACACAAACCTTGATTGAAGCTGATGTTGAAAAAGCTGGCATAGAGATAGCGAAAAAATGGGCTACAAAATATTCAGATGAGTATGCGAAAAAGATGCCTGGCCGTTCAGTTAAAACTAATTATGATGAAAATTTTATCCGCACATCCTTTACAGAATCAGAAGGCGCCGTCTCGGCAATCTCTACTTTAGGAGGCGGTATATTTGAGTCTTCTATTAGGGCAGCTTTAGATACTCAAGTTGGACAAAGAATAGAAAAAGCACAAAAAGAAGATTCAAATAACAGGTTAGATTTCCCAGTTAATCCATTTCTTAAAGAATTATTTGGTATTGGCGGTGGCGAGCAATTTGTAGATGCAAAGATTTCAGGAAGCCCCGGTTCAACAGGAAGAAAACTAGCTGATCAAATTGTTGCCGCTCAACTTTATAAACCATACAAAACTGTCAAGACTGCCGCAGCAGAAGGCTATATTCCAAATTTTGCACAAAAGAAACAGCAGTCTATCTTGGCCCCATCTGGACAGTTCTATGACCTTGATACCGCTGACGCATTTCTTGCTGCATCTAATGTAAATCTTGAAGCCAAGCCATCTGCTCCAAAGGGTTTAGGGGATGAATTAAAGAAGAGAATTCTAACTTCAGCTAGAAGAGTTTATGGACCAAATGCACAGATTGGTATTTCAAGATTGCCGGGCAAGAGAGAGGCTTTCACTTCAACAGTACTGGCAAATCCAGCTTTAGCTGATGACTTCATTGCCTTGCAAAAAGCAACAACTGGTGGCGTTGGACCAGAGTCCAACACTCCAGAAGCTCTTGCAAAATTTAATAATCCAACGCCTTTTGATCCAACTCCTTGGCCAGCAGTAAGAGCGGTTGGCGGCAAAACTCGCTCGATTAAGAAGGTTGGGCCAAGATCTTTGAATGCCGCAGCGGGCTACATTCCAAACTTTGCAGATCTTTTTGTTGATTACGATTATACTATTTTTGGACAACAGCTTGGCAAGGCAACTGATTTTAATGCTCAAAAAGCATTAATTAAAAATATTCCAGAAGACCAAATGACTGAGCAGGAGCGCCAAGCTCGCGATGCTCAAATGAAGCTTTTGACTCCGTTTGGTCAAAAACTTCTGCAATCGAAGAAGCCTTTCAAACTTGCAACGGCAAGATGGAATGATTATCAACCTGGTATTGAATCCTCTTTGAAGGGTTTAGGTTTTAATGTTAATGGTGTTTTCGCTTTGGGCAGAGAGTTCTCTGAAGAGCAGTACAAGGTCGATAACCCCAAGTTTGCAGAAGAGATGAAAAAGCCAGAGGGTGAAAGAAATACTAGAGTAAAACCTAAAATCGATCCATCTGCTGCCCAGAAAAAAGCGTTGTTTTTTAAAGAGCGTGCGCCGAAAATTGCTACAGGCGATATTGATTTTGTAGATAATGATCCAGCGAACTTGCAAGCAGTAAAATCGCTGATGCCGAAAATAAATACGTTTACTCCTGATCAGTATGCGGCAAAGCTTTTGGCCCCACAGCGAGTAAAAGGAACAAAGGCTTCGCTGGGATATGTTCCGAACTTTGCTGATAATGACCCATTAAAAGAAGCTGTTAATAGAGAAGTTGGTGCTGGCGTGCCGCCCGCGCGCGTGCGCGTGACGCAGGATGAAAGATTAAAGAACTCAAAAAACCCAAATGGTCTCGCCGTTATCAACACCAGAGACGAGCCAAATGGCAAGATTCCAAATGATTTTAGAGAAAGAGGAATGCGCGCGGCTATGGGAAGTAGAGGGTTTGTACCAAATTTTGCAGATCTTAGTACAAAACAAATTAAAGAAATTTTAGGCAAGTCTCCAAATCCAATAAGTGCAGAACGGTACACAGGTGGTGAAGGTTTTGATTACGGGGTTCAAACTCAAAAACAAGGAGATCAGAAACAGGAAGCAAATGATGAAACAAAAAAAATTGATATTGGCAAATTCCTTGTTCTTCAGACCGCAATAGTTGGAGCTACATCAGCAGTTCAGGCGTTCACAGAAGAAAATAGTAACGCGGCAAATGCTTTAGAAGGTGTAAACGCCGGTCTTTCTGGACTTGCAACATTCGCATCTTTAGCGGGAAGCGTAAACATACCTCTTAGAATATTTCTTGGTTCGTTGACGGCTTTAGCTTCCGCCGCTCCTTTGATCAGTAGAATTTTTGAAGCTCAAAAAACTCCCGCCGAAAAAGCTAGCGAGGCTTTAACAAAACTGGCTAGAGAGGCCGAAAGAACTGGTCAAAAACTCACGCCAGAAAATATTTTAGCAAAATTAACAGAAGGTCGTGCTGAAGGTAAACAAAAACAAGAGGCTGTAAAAGTTTCAGATCTTGTAGAAAAAGCAATAACTAGTACACAATCTGTTGGATTTCCAGATATTTCTAAGGACTTGATAAAACAAATAAGCGCTGTTCTGTCTGCTACTGGAAATATAACAAGAGATCAAGAGGGCAAAATCACTGGAGTTGATACGGACGCAATTAATAAAATTTTTGCAGGGGTGATCACAAAGACAACTGAACAAGGATTAGCTAGTCAAGATTTTATGGGAGGGGTTCAACCTGGTGTTGAGCGCACAGCAGTAAATGAAAATTTATTGCAAGAAAATGTCATTGATCTTTTAAACGATCAAATTAAAAATGAGAAACAAAGACTTTCAATTAGACAAGAAGGTCAAGTCTTAGATAAAGTTCAACAGGCGCTTTTGACTAGGGATAATGAACTACTTTTGTCTAGACAAAAAGCGCTTGAGTCTATTTTTCAAACACAGTTAAAAATAAATGAAAAATATAATGAAGAGTCTTTAAGAATTGAAGGCTTGTCTGCTGCACTAGAAAGAGAGAAACAGTTTAGAACAGAATCTTACACAATATCCCAAAAAGCAGCCTTAGATAAAGAAAAAGCAGAAGCGGAATATAATAAAACTGTGGCGCAGATCGCGCTTGATTTAAGAAAAAATTTAGGCGCTGGGGCTAAAGAATCTGTGCTTGGAGGAACTCAACAGGTTCAAGACTTTTTAGGCAATTTAGATACCAGTAAATTACAAGGCTTAATTGATGGATATGCCAATGCGCTTAAAACTAACGAGCAAGCTTTAAAAGATGGTACAGTAAAAATTGATGACGTTTTTGGTTCAGTTTGGTCAAAATTTACAGAAGGACTTGTTGGCGTTCCTCCAGAATTAAATAACTTAATACTGGGTTCAAAAGAGCAGTTTTTAGCTTTAGTAAGATCAGCTTATGAAACTAAAGCGAATGCCGATCAGACTAGAATATTAACAAATACGCAGATTGATTTCGCCGCAACAAATTCAGAAGCTAATACAGAACTTAGAAAATTACAAAGCGCATACAAACAGAATAGGTCAAGACTGGCGTACTTGAATAGCCGCAATGACGGAAGCGAAACTCAAGATATTACATCTGATGAAGCTGCGGCAGTTGAAGAACAGTTAAATATTCAAAGAGAAAAATTAATTACTTCCATACAAGACTTGGAAATTGCTAATGCGGAAGAAATAGCCCTGCTTCCAGAAAAGAAAAAAGCTGATTTACAAAGAGTCCTAATTACCAACGGTCACGCAAAATCAATTCGTGAATTAACTGGAATCGATCAGGCAGCGGCAATTGCAGCTTCAAATCTTAGTGAAGAAACTGATAAAAGAGTATTTCAGTTAAAAACTGACGCTAAAAATGCAGAACTAAAGCTTAATACAGATAATAATTTATTAAATGCAGAAACAGACTTGATCGACGCCTATAATCAAGCCTACAAAGGCAGTATCCAAACTGAAACTGTTGCAGCTAAATTAAGAAGTGCTCAATCAAAATTGACAAAATCCGAGTCTGATAAAGATGATGAATTACAAGTTCAAATTGCTCTTATACAGCAAAATTGGAAAGGTGAAAGCAGAGATATCCAAAGAAAGACTGAGCTTTTAAGAGAGCAGAATAAAAAGATCAGTGTAACTCAGCAAGCCATACGATTAGAAGAGCAGTTAAATCTTGAAGCTGAACAGTTAATTGAAGCTAGAAGAAAAGCCTCCGCAGCGCTTTCAGAAATCAATCTGACAAAAGCGATTGAAAATCAAATTACTTCCGCTGGAACTGCAAACATTCAGGAAATAACAAAAACAATAGTGCAAGGCCGAGCTTTAACACAAACTGGAGTACAGTCTAGTTTTGAGCAGCAGGCAAGAGCTTCGGTTTTTGAAAGAAGAATGGCTGGAAGAACAGAAGTTGATCTAAGAGAGAGTACTAATATTCTTAGTGGGAGAGACAACTCCATTCAGCAAAATTTACAAATTCAACGAGGCGTTCTTCTCGATCAGGCCGAAACATTCCAGCAAATTATTGGTAATCAGACACCAAAACTGTTTGCGGATGGAATGGCGGAAGCGATGCAGGCTGCTCTTAATCAGGCAGATGATCTTGGTGGCGCATTAAGAAATGTTGCCCTTAACTTCCTAAAGAGCCTTCAGAGCGCATTTTTACAAAGTGCTTCAAGACAGATTGTAGCTTCTATTCTGCCAACAGGCGCGGCAAAGGGTGGCTATGTAAAGGGTTACGCAACTGGTGGTCTTGTGACTGGCGGTAGCGGATATAAGGATGATGTGCCAGCAATGTTGAGTGAGGGTGAATATGTAATTCGCAAGTCTTCTGTTAAAAAGTATGGCGCATCTAATCTACAAAAGCTAAATTCAGGAGAAGCTCCTAAGTTTGCAGCTGGTGGCATTTTCCTACCCGGTATTCGTGGCCAAACTGAAATTTCAGGCTATAAGGATTTAACCGCTTTTGCTAAACAAACAACAACAAGCGGCGCAACAGATGTATTAGCTGGCGGCGCAACAACCGCTTTTGCCAACCTTGAAGATCAAAGCTCAAGACTTTCTGCTTATGCTTTGATGAGAGAGGATGACACCATAAATCAGGAGATTCGCAGCGCTCAAGAGCAGGCTATGAATATAATGGCCGAAAGAGAAGCTTACAGAACTGCTGAAAGAAAAGCATTTCAGAAACAGCTTGTTGGAACAGTAGCCTCCGCTGCTTTAAGTTATGGAATAAATGCTGGGGTTGGAAAATTAGGAAGTCTATTTAGTGGTGCGGCAGCGGCTGGAAAGGGTTCCGCTACTGGATTAGGTTTAATGGACCAAGTTTCTGGCAAAACTCAATTTTTGACAAATGCGAAGCCTTTTAGTTTTCAATCTCCACCAGCATTCAATTATAGCTTTGGCCCAACAAAGGCTTATGGTGGAATGATCAAGCGTTACAACGCTGGCGGTCCAACAGACGATATTCCCGCACTTCTTATGGGTGGCGAGTATGTAATGAATCGCCAAGCAACCAAGAAATACGGTAAACAATTCTTTGATTCGATCAATCAAGGCCGCGCTCCAAGATTTGCTGATGGCGGTCAAGTTTCCACCGCAGAGCCAAGCTTCGCTGAGAAAGCGGCGACAAGTTCTGACTCTAAAGCCGCAGGAGCTACAAATGTTAGCATCAATATCAATGTAACTGGCGGAACATCAGATACCCAGACTCAGGGTGATACCAAACAGGGCGGCATTGACTACAAGAAGATGAGCGAGCAGATCAAACAAGTCGTCATCCAAACAATCAATGAGGAAAAGAGACTAGGCGGATCATTAAGAAGTAGATAATGAAATCATCAGTATCAAGCTATGAAAACAGTCTTTATATCAGCGGCGTCAAAATATTTGGCGTCAACGATGTTAATTTCGGCTATTCTTTGCCGATTGAGCACATCAATGTTATCGGCGCTAATAAATTTACTACTTTTACCAATAACGCGCCGCAGTCAAACCTGAGTGTTCAGAAGTACCTTTCGCCAGCAGACTTCTTTTTAAATTTTACGGGGGCTGGACAGGTCAGCGGCGGTTTATTTTACAATAATAAGAATTTTACATTTAATCGCGCGTATCTTAATAATTATTCTGTTTCCTGCGCCGTTGGAAACTTTCCATCTCTAAGCGCCGATTTCACAATCTTTGGTAATGTAGGAACTGGTGTCGCAAGTTCGGGGGCTAGCCAAACAGGCGCACTATCAGTCGTCCGTCCTAGAGATATAGCTATTCGATGCGATGGTACTGGAACAAACAGAATCGAAGCTTTTACATACTCACTTGAGTGCCCAAGACAGGCTTTTTATCATCCAACTGGATCAACTCCAATGGATGTTGTGACATTGCGCCCATTTAGGGCAACCGCCCAGTTCACGCTTGGCGTTGATGATTATGAGTCGAAAAGAGTTTTAGATTATATTGTTGATTCCAACAAGCAGAATATTAATATAACAATAGGGTCTCTGGCGACATTTTCAATGAACAATATGGAGTTAATAAGTGAAACGATCAATTCGTCCGCAACTGACGAGCTTTCGTTAACGCTTACTTATCAAGGATTTGTCTAATGTCATTTCTATACGACAGAGATTATAATGTCACAGGAACGGTTCAAACAACGTTTGATTTTAAACCGTCTTATGGAACCTCTGTCAATTTTTCGGCGGATTTAAGCTCTTATGTTACTGTCGATAATTATTTATATTCAATGCCAAGAGGAATGAATCATTTGCAGATGACGGTGCAAATGCCATTTGAAAACAGAAAAGAGGCTGAAGCTACAAGAATTGCCAGTTTCTTTGAGAATCTTCGCGGCACAGGATATTTCACTTTTACCGATCCAGCTTCGATATACAAGCCAGTTAATTTATTTTGCGGCGGAATTCAAACTAATTTCACAGTCAATGATCTTTATACAATACAAGTCGAATTGGCTACGGATCAAGTTTCGTCTCTTTTAAATTGGAATGGAATGTTTGTTACGGGCTCTGGCATAAAGGGAAGTTGGGCCACATCTACTGCGTATTCAAAATACGATGTTGTCAGACATACTGGCAATGCATCTTTCCCGCAGAATACCGGCAACTTATATGATTGCTTTTATTACTGTACTGGCGATCACACAAGCCAGTCTTCCATCAATGGCTCAGAAATTACCAACGGAAAATGGACGCAGGAGTTCTTTTTTCAGCCAACTTACTCGTCAACGGTGGGCAAAGAGACTTCTACTTTAAAGACAGAGTTGCCGTATTCATTCACAAAAAGAAGCGATTTTGGACTGCACGGAAATGTTCTAAAACAATTTACGATGGAGTTTAAGGGAATCACTGATCTTGAGGCGAGATCGATTTTACACTTTCTAACTGGAAGACAGGGCTATAGAAAGTTCCAGTATAAAATACCAAATATATATAATAAAAACAAATACTTTTTTGCACCAGAGTGGAAGCACACTTTTGTTTATAAAAATGTAAATGATATTTCAGTAACGCTGGTGGAAGATCCTGTCGGCATAAGGAGGGTTTACTAATGGGCAGACCAATCTCATATGAAATGCAAATGATGTTTGTTGGTTCCTCTGGCGCTTTTGAGGAGGCGATGAACACGGGCAGCGGAATCAGTCGTCTTGATTTTATTCAGGGCTACGACTTCTCTTTCAATATTGAAAGAACTCCGCTGAAACAAATCGGCTCCGATTCGTTTGCTACAAGGCAGACTCAGCTTGCGCCGGATGTTAATTTAAATATTCAATACTATTTGAATGATGGCTGGAATGATAAGTATATTGGACTGGATATACCGACAGGTACGACTGGTAACCCATTCGATTCTATTCTTTCGTCTACTGGCGACCGTAATTTCTATATCAGTATCGCGCAGAATGATGGAATGGATCAGAACTTACAAACAGGAATTGTTAATAGTAATATTCTCGCGATTGGTAACGCCTATATTACTAACTATGAAATCAGTGTGGCAGTTAATCAGCTGGCGACTGTTTCGTGTTCTTTTGTGGGCGCAAATGCTAATGTGCAAGATTATGCGACTTCGAAGTACTTACCATCGGTAAATACCCTTGTTAGTGGCCAAAATGCTCAAGATGCAAATAAAAATTTCTCGTTAAACTTTGTCAATAACTCAAGAACTGAAAGGTATTTGCCAAAAGCAAAGGAAGTATTTAATGGCGGATGTCCTTACAGTAAATGTAAGATTACCCCAGACTTTCAGTCAGGTGGCGGCACTTCGCCAATTACTTTTGGCTTCTTTGACGCGATTGCCAACAACTTCCAGAGTATGCAATTCTCTGTTCAGTTTGAACGCAAGGCTCTTTATGGGTTTGGCAATAATCATCCATACATTAGAAAAATTCAAAGACCAACAGTTGCCACATTATCTTTGTCGGCGCTGATTGATGATTTTCAAGCTGAAAATTTGAGTAAGGTTTTTCACGCTGAAGGTGGAACTCAGAAATCAATGTTGATTGAGTTTTTTAATTTAGAAGACGTTAAAAAGTTTGGGTTGTCGTTACAAAACCTAACGCTTGAGTCTTATAACCTTGGAGCAAGAATTGGAGACAGGGTTTTAGTAGAAACTAATTGGAGCGTTGAGGTTAAGAACGGCGCAGGGGCAGATATTGGTATGGTTGGGTCTTATGGACCGCCGCTTCTTGATGTAACAAAAGTTAATGAGTCTTTTGCAGTTGAGAGGTTATTTTTTCAAGCGGCTGCATCAGACGCTGGACAGTCTTTTGCTATCGATAAAAATGGAACACTATGGGGTTGGGGAGTCAATACTTACTGGTCAGAGAATTTCCGCGTTAATACAATTAATTCTTTAGAAGGTCAAGTGGCAACTCCTACAAAAATAATAGGCGCTAATCGTACTTTTTGTAAAGTAGTATCTACGGGAGGAGGCTTTAGCGCTATAGACAAAAAAGGTAAAGTCTGGAGTTGGGGGCCAAACAATTATGGTCAAATTGGAGACGGCTCTACAACAAGTCGCACATTGCCAACATCTTTATATGGCAATAAAACATTTTGTGAAATATCTGGGACTTTTGATAGAAAAGTAGGCTTAGATAAAAACGGTAAGCTTTGGGCTTGGGGGCAATTAAGTAATTCTCCGGCAGTATGCTCTTCAACTCCAGTAGCAGTTTATCAAGACAAGACATTCTGTAAAATATCTAATGCTTCGGATTTTATCGACAAAAATGGTAAAGCTTGGGCGTGGAGTTATCCAAATCCAACTGCTGTCGGCGGTAATAAAACATTCTCCGAAATATCCTCAGCTGGTAATTATACGCTTGCGATAGATAAATATGGAAAGGCTTGGGGCTGGGGATATAACGGTGCTAATAATATTGGAAGCGGAAGTAGCATTCCAGATTTTGTCAATTCTAATAGTCCAATAGCTGTTTATGGAAATAAAACATTTTGTAAAATATTTGCAAGAGATGAATTTAACGGAATTGGAACCTCTTTTGCAATTGATAAAAATGGCAAAGCTTGGGGATGGGGAGCGAATGGATATGGACAGTTAGGAGATAATTCGATAATAAATAGATGCACGCCAGTGGCAGTTTGTGGAAATAAAATATTTTCTAATATTTATATTGGATATACTACAGCGAGTTGGACTGCGGCGGACGATATTCCCCGTCCTTTTGTTATTGGAATAGATAATAACAATACAGCTTGGAGTTGGGGAAGTAATTTAGCAGGAACTTTAGGAAACGGTAATAAACATTACCATTGTGTTCCTATTTTAGTTAATAGCGCTAGAACATTCTGTAAAATAGCGGCTAATGCATACACTTCTCTTACATTAGATAAAAATGGTCTGGCTCAATTTTCTGGATTCACTAATATTTATGGAAATAAAACCGTATGCGAAATTGGTCTTTCTTTGGAAAGTTACTATATAATAGATAATGCTGGTAAAGCTTGGGCTTGGGGGACCAATGACTTTGGGCAGTTGGGAGATAATTCAATAACTTCTCGGGCTACTCCAGTTCAGGTATATGGCAGTAAAACTTTTTGTAAAATTATAGGAAACAATGCAACATTCAGCGGCGATGCATTTGCACTCGCTATAGATAAATATAATAAAGCTTGGGCGTGGGGCATAAATACTAGGGGGCAGCTTGGAAATAATTCTATAACTAGTAGGCGTACTCCTGTCGCAGTTTGCGGAAACAAAACATTTTGTCAAATATGTGCTGGATATGATCACGTTCTCGCAATTGACAAAAATGGTAAAGCTTGGGGCTGGGGAGGTAATTACTTTGGAGCAGTTGGAGATGGCTCTACAGTATGTAGAAGCTCGCCAGTTGCTGTTTATGGAAATAAAACATTTTGTAAAATATTTGCTATGAATGCTTTATCTATAGCAATAGATAAAGATAATAAATTATGGGGATGGGGATATGACCAAAGTGTCATTACAAATAGTGAAGCTATTTTGACTCCTAAAAGAATAATAATTGGCAGTTTAAATAATAATTTTTGTGATGTGGCTCTTGGAGGAAGCTATGGTGGATATATGTTTTTAGACACCAATGGAAAAGCGTGGGCGTGGGGATATAACGTATGCGGTCTTTTAGGGTTAAATACAAACGCTCCTGTTTTGTCGCCAAGACAAATTTGTGGAAACAATTCTTTTTATAAAATAGGTGTTATATCAAGTGAATTTGATGGCGCCTGTTATGCAATTGATAAATCAAATAGATTGTGGGGCTGGGGGCAAATCGGGATATATACAAATAATTCAAATTATAAAACTCCCTCTAGGATCTATAACAAGTAACATTTAATGTAAACTATCTATATGTCCACAGGAAGCAACAGATTTCAAGACCTTGAGGAAGTTGGCGTATTAGATTCGCAGGATCAATTCATCTTTTTTCAAAATTCAAGCAAAAAAGTAAAGAAAGTCTCGCGCCAAAATCTTGCTGGAAGTACTGGGTTTGGAACATCGATACCCGGAGTAGTGCAGCAAGATAATATTGCTCCAGCCACTCCAACTGGACTCGCCCTGACAACTAGGTCAGAAATAGATTCTGATGGCTCTGAAAAAATATTCATAACAGCGAAAATAAGTCCAAATACTGAAACTGATCTTGATCGATATGGCTGGTATATAAGAAGAGTAACAGGAACTCCACAATTTAGCGGTGGCGTTTTAACTGGGTATACTGCTGGTCAGATTTACGAAGCATCATTAGAGGAGTCTCAGGCTGCTGGTAGCGTTGGTACAGATGGTAAGGTGACAAAAGAGTGGACTGGACTAAAGCCAAATACTTGGTATCAAATCAGGGTTTGCGCGATAGATAAGCAGGGAAATGCCTCTTCGTATACAGCAGAAAATTCTGCTGGATTTATTCAAACAGCAAGGGACACAGTTCCCCCAGCAGCCCCGACATCTGTCACTATCACAAGTGCGATAAAATCGATATTTTTAAATTGGACTAACTCTACAGACGACGACTGGGCTTTTGTAAGAATTTATAGGAACACATCCAATACGCCGCCAACAATTGGAACTACAACGCCACACGCTTCAATAGCTGCTTCTTCGTTTGTTGATGAGAATCTCACTCAAGGAACAACATATTACTACTGGCTGACATCTGTAGATACCTCTGGCAACGAAACTACGACGACATCAACGGTCGTTTCCAGCACTCCTGGTACTGTTGCCGCAACTGATATTTCTAGTTTTGCAGTTACAGCTACAAAATTATATACAAATGTAATTGTTCTATCAGGGGACAGCTGGACAGACAATTCGCCATCAGGAGGATCGATTGCTTGGAATTCTCATACTCTTGTTTATGGCGGTGCATCGTATACAATTTCTGCTGGAAGCACAAGCAATACATACGTTTACTGGACCGGAGGAACAACTTACCAAACAAGCAATACCAATCCAGCTTTAGCTGATGGTCAGTTTATGATCGCCACAAATACAAGTGGCGCGCACGATCTTGCTTGGAATGCTCTTGCTAACGCCGTCATTGGCAGTGCTTACATTCAAAATCTTGCAGTGACTAATGCAAAGATTCTTGAAATGACGGCGGATAAAATTAGAACCGCGACTCTTTCCGCCCAGACAATTACTCTAGCTGGTAGTGCGATTATAAGAAGCGATGGAGTAACAAGCTCTAGCTCTGGCAATGGTTTTTACCTAGAAGGCGTATCTGGATCTAGCATTTTAGGAATTGGCGATCTTAGCGAAACTAATGCATTTTTAAAATGGAACACTGCGACTGCAACTCTAAAAATAAGAGGCGAGCTTAGAGCTTCTAGCGGCTGGTTTGGAACCTCTTCCACCAACGGAGTAATTATCGACAGTAATGGATTAGAAATAAAAGGAACAGGTTCAGCTGATGCTGTAGGAAGAATAAAAGCTAATATTGATTGGAGCGCATCTGGCGCAGGATCTTTTACTCCAACAAGTACGGCTGGTTTTTATTTGGGAAGAGCATCTAACCAATATAGATTTTTTATTGGAAATACTGGTACAGATGGTCTTGGTGGATCTGCCAACTCTTTATATTGGGATGGTTCAGCTTTAACAATTACTGGCGTAATCAGAGCTACTTCTGGCTTTTTTGGAACATCGACTAGCGTTGTTTCAGTTGGATCTGGAGGTTTAACAATTGGTACTGGTGGCGCAATAAACTCTAGTGGAGTAGCTTACTCTGGCGGAGTTTTTACTAATAGTGGATTTTATTTAGGAAGCGCCGGTGGTCAATATCAATTTTTTATTGGTAATCCATCTGGTAACAACTTAACTTGGAACGGGGCATCATTAAAAATTAATGGCAATTTAACCTCTGGAACCACTCTTGGAAATACAGGAGATTCTGGGTTCGGTTTGATTCTCCAATCTAACTTTGGTATCCGAAGAGACACAAATGCTGGAATTATTACAATAACCGCTGGCACCTCAAACGGAGCCAGTAATGGAGCGCAATTAGAATTGCATGGAAATCTTTCTACTGGAAACGAAGGACTCGTTACACTTCAGGCTGGTACCGGATCAATAAGCGCAATAAGATTTTTTACAAATAGATCTGTAAGTAATGCTAATATCGGAGTAAAAAGATTAGATATAGATACCGATGGTACAGTTGCGATAATCAGAGAGGCTTCTTATGATGGTGGCGGTGGAACATTTACTCCTGGCGCTGGAAACTTGGAGGTGGCTTCTAATATTGGAGTTGGTAGAGATGCCGCCAATGGCGCTTCAAATACTGGAAAACTGCACGTAGCTACGGAAATAGCAGTATATAATGGAGGTACTCAAAATATAATTTTAACAGGAAGCTCTGGAGACGTTACCGCTGTACAGTTTACGACTTCTTCATCAAAGCGTTTTAAGACAAAGATTAAAAAATTAAAAAATGGATTAAATACTGTACAAAAGCTTAACCCTGTGTCCTTCAAAAGAAAAGGAAAGGGTGGCAAGGATGATATTGGCCTAATCGCAGAAGAGGTAGAAAAGATTTTGCCACAAGTGACTGGAAAAGACCAAAATGGCGACATTTCTGGATTGGACTACTCAAGACTAACAGCTGTTTTAATTCAGGCAGTAAAAGAGCTTTCTATTGAAGTTGATAGATTAAAAAATAAAATAAAATGACATGCCCATTGAAACAAAGTTTAGAGTCTATATCTCTGCTAGTGGGCAATCATACGATTTAAGCGGACTTTTTCAGGATCTTGGAACGGCTGGAACAGCGGCATCGACGACTAATTTTAAGGTTGGATCATCAGATTTAAATACAATATTCCACGCATCAACAAGTGAAGGCGATAGAATATCCTTTAATACAGGATTTAAAGTCAATGGCACAGATTTAAAAAATATTTTTCGCAAAAGGACTACGCTAGAGATAACAACCCAACCAACTAACCAAACTGTATTAGAAACTAATACAGCGACATTCACAGTGGCAGCTACAGGTAGTGGAACTCTGCTTTATCAGTGGCAAAAGTATAATACTGGCACCAGTAATTGGGATAATCTATCAAACTCGTCTGGAGAAATAGCAGGCGCAACATCCACAACGCTGCAAATTTTAAATGCAGACTACCCAACTGATGAAGGCTCTTACAGATGTGTAGTCACTGACGACTCTGGTTCGATAGAGAGTAATTCCGCAACCCTGACTGTAAATTATCCGCCGACAATCACCGTTCATCCAACGTCTACGGTTTACAACGACGCAGATGCGGTGACTTATTCAGTAACCGCTACAGAAGGCAAGCCAACAGGATTAACTTACAAATGGCAGAGGTCAACAAACGGCGGGAGTTCTTGGTCAGATCTTAGCGCTGGACAAGAGACTAATATAAGCGGAATAACATCGGCTACGCTGACATTTAACTGTCAATTAGCAAGAGCAGATTACCAGTACCGTTGCGTAGTTAGCAATAGTGCCGCCAGCGTAAACTCAAATGCCGCGATTCTGTATATTAACCCAAAGATTACTACAGAACTACCTTCTACCAAGACAGTTACGGTTCTCAGTGGTCAGGAAACTGTATTGGCGGTATTTACAGTTGTTGCTGGAGGTTCAGCAACACTCAGCTATCAATGGTACAAAGACGGCTCTCCAATCGGGGCAAATAATCCATCTTTTGCAGATACTGTTGATGAAGACAGTAATGGTTCGCAGTATTACTGTGTAGTATCGTCTTCTGCTTCTGGCACAACTCCAGACACATCTGTTACTTGCACTCTAACCGTAAACCTGACCGCCATCTCAATCTCCAGCTTCTTGGGCAATGGCGTTGCTAATCCAACGGTAAACGAGGGCGCTTCTCTATCTTATGTCGTAACAGCGGCTGGTGCAGGAACTCTTAATTATGATTTCTATAGAAGAGACTACACTTCTAGACCTAGCTCCTACACTGATGTCTTGGTTCAAAGCTCAAGCTCAAACACATATACCCATAATGTAGCTTTATCAGAACACGATAGCGATTTCTTTTGCGCTGTTTCTAGTACAAAGACCTCGTTGGGAACTGTAAATAGTTCACTTTCAACACTTACTGTCAATTATGTTAGTATTAGTGAGGTTGTCGTCGATGAAGATGGTGCCCAAACTGCACTGACGTACAACGAACAGTCTTTTGATGTCGATGTTGGTGACGTAGTAAAATTAATAATTACTGCTTCTGGAAGACCTGGGGTTAATTATCTCTGGAAGAAATGGAACGGATCTACCTATGTCACGTTCAGTGGGGCTCATATAAGTGGTCAATCAACAGCGCAGCTTCAATTTAATACAATTCTTGAAAGCGATGAGACTTACTATGCGTGCTATGTAGATAATGGTGCTGGAATTACGGCAAATACAGAAGGAACTAGAGAAGTTTATTTAAATGTTATAGCCGTAACTACAACCACAACTACAACCACAACTACTACGACAACCACTACAACTACTACAACTACCACTACCGAGGAGCCAACTACTACAACCACCACAACTACTACAACTACCACAACAGCTGCTCCAAGCCCGAGCCCAAGTCCAAGCCCAAGTCCAAG